TGGTTTCAAGTTCATAACAACGGTCACAGCGCTTTGTACCTGTATAGATAGTGCTATCACCGCATAGTTCACAAGGAACACTTTTTCTAATGTCTGGCATCTCTTACCTCTGCTCTAATGCGGAACGGAGCGCCGATTCCGAAAACACAAGCAGCGCCCCCCCCCTATACGAGCAATCCTCAAACGCCTCAGGGTCTGTGCGGAGCAGTATTTGGATGATCCTTTCCCTCTCTTGTTTCTGAATTTTAGGAACCGACTTTGCGCAATGATAGCAAAGATCAACGCCTGATTTCAGTGGATTATAGTCACTCATACCTCACCTCTAATCAGTGCGCCCAACATCCCGAGCGCGAGGAACAATACGACTGGGTAAATCTGCTGATACATGATCACCTCAAAAAGGTTGAATTCCACCCGAAGGCTTGCGGTAGTCTCGGTAGCCCTTTGGTGCGGGAGAAATGGCCCCCTTAAATCCCAGGACCGAGAAAAATGGACGACCCGTCGCATCGCACAATGCAAAAGAGATGTCAGACCCTTCCTGAAAGACCTTTACGGAATAAAGTTTACCGTCCATAGGGAAGTCCGCAAGTGGCTCGGTGCCCTCGAGAAACCCATCAGGCGCATATGATAAGCGAAAGGCGAATTTTACAGACGGCATGGAGCAGATAGCCAGCACATGATCGAGGCTGTTGTAAAGTATGATCACTTGTCCCGCTGCACGGACGGTGTATTTCTCTTTCCCAACTGTTTCACTCCCAACGTAGGCAGCCTCTGTCATCATGCGGTCGGAAAGGGCCTGACTCTCGGGTTTCAGGCCCGGGGTAGGTGAAATGACCACCACAGGGACGACCTGCGCGGCCTCCGGGATCGGCACGTTTGATGGCGGGGCAGATGGCGAGAGCCCAAGCAGGGCGGTGGTGATGAGGGTGAAAATGTAGTTCATGGTTTGCTCCTAGGTTAAATACGGTTTAATGAGATTATAACAAAATCCTCGTTAGTTACAGGAGGGGAGAATGTTGAACCTATATATTTCAACATTTCAGGAAGATTATCTTTTATGTTCCCTTTTATAGAAAAGATACCTGAAGTCGACAAAGTATGCCCAAAGGTTTCTTTTGCCTCCATTCTTGCAGAAAAAAAGTAATCGACTTCTTTTGCCGTGGTCATTTTGACTCCTTTAGTTTGTGGGAATTGAGAATTTAAGTTCGTCATGCCTTACTCCTAGAAGATTACTCAGGTCCCTTATGAGCATCTCCTTTTGATTAAATCGCATGGCGTAACTAGGGTGGCATGTTTTGTATATCTCGGGGTATACTGCGAGAGATTGTAGATAACCTTGACACCGTGTCTTAACCCCATCTAAAGCCTCATTCCCGAGACAAAGTATACGTAGATTTGGTTTTTTCTTCAGTGCCTCAGTTATTCCGATCGCACCATAATGATCGTTGACATTAATGTAGATGGCCCGTGTTTCATCAAACCCGATCTCATGGAGACAGGTAGAAAGAAACAAAGATGAGTGTGAATAATCAAGGAATGGATATCTAATGGCCCTATATTTAGGATTGCACATGTCCCCAACAATGAGCCATTCAGCCGTATCTAGGAAACCCCCAAAATTATGGTTGTATCCATTTGTTTCACCGTTCTGTGGTTGACCTCGTTTTGTTACAAATGCGGGTTGTGACTGCCAGCGGGCATCCACCTTGTCGAGGGTTAATAGGGCGAAATCATTAACTGTTGTTTTATTGGCAATGTTCTCCGGAAAACAATACCTTAGAAAATCATCTCGGTCCTTTACCCCACCAAGTCTGGTCAGTTGTGAGACGTAATCATTGCCTGTACTATCTTTATTTCCATCCCAGAAGTCTAAAAATCTTTTTGCAACATTCCTCTGGTTATCATACATCTCATAACGAGTATTTTTCATCTTATTAAATAAGATATTGTGGTCATCGATATTTTCTGGTATACAAACAACGTTTACGGTTCCCATGCCGCGAAAAGCCCTATCCATCATACGTCCCATGTGGGGCCACTTAGATCCACCACGATAGACACTAGCGTAAACTCCTTCCGACATCCACTGTCTATCTATGACCACTATCCCGAAATGAGACCACTTATCTGCTAGGTGTAGGGCTGCAAGCTGATACAGAAACATGTTGTCGGGATATTTGTAGGATAGGTGGTAGTACTTACTATATTTCGGTCCGGCTATCTTTAATAGTTCCTTTGCAAGGGTTGTTTTACCTGTTGCATCAGGCCCATCTAAGATAACAACTCCATGGTACGGGATGAGTCTTTGTTTTGCATGAACCATTCCGTTACTTACTCCGTAAGGCATAGCTTACTCCTCAAAAAGGTCATCAAAACAAGGTGGTTGCCAACCTTCCGGTTTACAAGCATCAAAGAGCGTCCCTCGTTTAGATTGCTCTACACGATCAACACGCACTTTTGCCATATTTGCCTGTTGAACACGAGCAAATCCCTCGTTCCAAATCGACCAGTGTGGGTCGGTGTTATTCGCTGGTTCACTAAACCCCATTAGATTGGCCGTGCCTAGAACGACGTACACTGTATCTAGAAGACCATCAAACGCCTCATGTAGGTTTCTTGTCGCCATCATCTCCCCTATAGGGAGAGGAACAAAAGCAAGATCTCCTCCTTGACCATCGTCACCTTGTTCAATAACGAGTTCAAATCCACAGGCAATAGCTGTTTCTATTAGTTCCTCCAGTATGAAATTTAGTCTTACCTTCATGTGATCGGGAGGTAAAAAACCCGGTTGATCTAGGGTCTTGAACCCAAACTTCCTGTGAAAAACCTCTACAAATTCTATCATTTTTCTCTCCTGTATGGTCGATAGGCATAATCCCATTCATTACAAAGAAAATTTATTGCACTGTGATCTATATTCGTAGGCACATATCCACTCATTGGAGTAATCATTCCGTCATCATCTGTAAAATGTTCACCGAATTTTAACTGAGCAAAAGCGAGATCTGTATCTACTCCCCATATTCTGCGCAACTCATTTGACGCCATAGGCATTGAGATATCTCCTAGTTAGCTCGTATGATAAATTGATAATACCCAACCATAGTGGTGATTGATCTAGTATTTTTCAACAGAAACTCGTCTATCGCTTTTTTAACCCCAGGGCAATTTGGCCATTCATAGTCGTCAAAAATTAATATCCCACCAGTAGAAAGTCTTGGGATAATTAACTCAAGAGTCTTCCTCGTACCGATATAGGTGTCTGTATCACTATGGACGAAAGAAAATTTCTGGTATCGTTGTGTAAATGTATCTGGAAACTTACCAACCCTGTATACAACCAGACTGAATCCAATAAGACGACTCACTGCCTCAAAACTAGTGTCACAGAACTCGCCATCCTTGTGAACATCGATAGATGGATCGGAGTTAACAAGCCCTGTGAATGTATCATATAGATAAAGAGTTTTTTCTGGTATGGTGAGTCTCATTAACTTTGCAGTATTTCCCTTATAGACTCCTATCTCAGCCATCACACCAGGTACATTTTTTGTTTTGAGTAGTTCCTGATATAATGATTGGGACTTAGTTCTACCTAGGATTGCTCCATTACCCATCATAGACCAGATCTCTGAAAATTCCGTCATGGTTTCCTCACATCATAAATTCTAACCACAGGGACCCCTTCGAGTTCACCCCAGGGTAGACCATTTAAAACAGCAGTCGCCATCCACTTTCCAACCGGCGCTAAAACACAACGAGATAGGAACCCAGAGATAGCTGACTCGGTGTAGGATTCAAGTTGCCAATTTTGTGGGAGACCACACAATGCAAGTAACTCCCCATAGGTAAGTTTCCTCGGTTCATGTGGGTGCCAGGCATTTATTGGAAAAAGAACCGGACATGGCTCATCTGCACGTAATCTTTGTGAGAGGAATCCGGGTTTTGTGCCGGTCTTCTTATCTTCTGGTAGTGCTTGATAAGCAGCCAGGAACTTACCTTGATGATCCTTAGATATATCCCAAATAACCTCGTCAAAGGGTCTCCTTGCAAAAACCTTCTCATTTTCAAGTACCTCTACCTCAGCTAGGACTTCATCAACGGTCCTTTGGTTGGTGAATTCGGGAAAGATGAGTGGTGTTTGGTGAGCAATAAAGAACATGCGCTTTCTGTTTTGAGGGGCTCCTAGATACATGTTGTTTTGAAGGATGATTGACACATGGTAACCGGCGTCAATCCACTTTTTTGCTTGTAGGTCTACAAAAGTTTTTCCTTTAGTGAAGCACGTGATGACAGATTCCCACATCCAAACATTGGGTCGTATGGTTAACCCAGCCTCTACTAGCGTCGTGATGCAGTCTAATCGTGGATCATCTTGCCAGTCTACACCCTTATTACCAGCAGCTGTAGACCAAGGGGCGCAGGGTGGGTTTGTAAAGAAAAGATCAATCTCTTTGAAGTCTTCCAGGTGCCATGCTTCCTTTCCAACCCTTATGTCGAGCCCCGGGAAGTTAAGCTTGGATGTCTTTACACCATAGTCATTGTGTTCAAGCTGTGCAAGGACGTTGAACCCCGCGTCCTTGACTCCTTTAATAAAAGGTCCCCCAAATACATTACCTGCCAAGGCCGTAGGTTTCATGTTAGTGCCATCTTTCATAAAATTCACCTGGTCTTGGCAAGTTGTCCTCACCATAGACCTTTTTAAGTTTACCTGAAGCGATATCCTCTTTAAATTTAAACTCCGCTTGAACTAGTCGATTCATAAGTTCTTTCACATCCCCGACTAGTAAAGTATCTTTACCATGTTTTAATAGCAAGTTATCCATGAATCTACAAGCGGGTCCTTTTATACCAAAAATCTTTATGACGGTTAAAACCCACGTCTCGAGGGTTGAATTTTCTGGTGGGATGTGGTCATCTAGATTCATAAGTTCCTTTCCGCGATCTCATAAATAAATTCGGACCATTTATCTGAACTGGAATGACTGGTCGCACCATAGACTATTAAACTACCAAAGTGGCAAGAGCCGATGGATGATCCGTCTTCATTAATTGTTACTCGCCTAACCTTCCAAAGACAGTTCCTGGAGTAGGCTGGGAACAGGGGGGCAAAGATAGTTGCTAGATAGTTACTGTCGTAGTATTCCTGCAGCTGATTAAATACGTCTCTTTGAGATGGCGTCATGTAAGGTTTGTAATCCTTCATTGAGGCAAATGTCCCATGCGAGTCGACGATATCAAGTCCGGTATATTCCAACATGGCCCCAAATGCTTGATAACTCATCTCATTCACATGGTTCCCTGCAGCCCCCGTTTCGGCATTATAGCAAGGTGTGGAGATGAAGGCAACACCTTCCTCTGTCAGGTGATCATGGATCCCCCTGAGGAGTTTCAGTGTTCCTTCTGGCTCCACATGCTCAGCAACCTCAAAACAGATGATCACATCATACTTATCGGGGATCTTTTCTGACGGTGTGAATTGATCTGGGAACACACAATTCTGAATCAAACGTAGTGGGAATTTACCACTTCGCAGCATCTCAGGAATTGTAAGGGCATTGTAGTCAACACCTACGTAGCATCCCCCTTCTTCTGGTACTGGGATCAATCTACTCGAATACATGAGCTTTGCCAGGGGGACTTCTCTCCCACAACCCACATCTAGGATCTTTAGAGACTTGTATCGTCTACTTGCACTCATGTATTTTACCACATGAGTCCAACGAAGACAGTGGGCAATATAGTCCCTATGCAAAAATCCACGAGCCTCAGCTTGATCAATACTAAGATGCGTGTTGTCGATCTCTTTGCCTCTGATGTTTGTCATATAACCCCTTTGGAATATTTTACAAAGTGTAAAAATCAATCCCCTGTATTTAGGCGAGAGGTCACAATATTGGTTTCAGGATCAAGGATATAGATTCGATTATCTTTGCCATGTTTTTCTAGGAAGTCTCTTTTTGTGGCTACATGCCACCACCAATAGGCGTCATTATAGCCGGTCCATGTTATTTTACCTGCAGCCTTTGTATAGATGGACCAGTAGATATCATTACTATATTGAGCGAAGACTGCTGTTCCAACTAGGGTAGGGCTCATGACTGGACCTCCTTTATAAATTTGATAATTTTACGAGTGTCGTTATATCCGGGTTCACCTTCACGTTGTTCTAGCATTATCATAGTTGGACTATCAGTCAACCCAGACCTCTGTACAACCACAACATGCTTAAAAAGATCTTTGACCCATTTTAATTCATTTTCTGCACCCCATTTTTCGCCCCATGTTTTCCTCAGCTCTATATTCTTACTTTCTAATTGACGAACCAAATCAGCTTCTGTAGTCAACTTGAATCCTTCTAGGATCCTTTCTCGCATATTAGCGAGAGTCGAACTACATGGATAGGAATCTTGATTTGTATATCCATCGATAAGCAGTGTTATGAACTCATCCATGAAGCCGGAGTCACAAACTAGTTGGTCATACAGCTCCTTCTTTGCTTTTGGATTATTCATTATGTCTGACAGATCAAGTGCAACCTTAACTTCCAGGTTTGCCATTTGTCTCTCCTATAAACGGGTGAGCGAGGTGATGACGAAATTATCATCTTCCCAGGCTGAGGCCTTGGAGATATAATTCCTGGCATCAACATAATCACTAGCAGTGAGTGGCTTGCCAGACTCTAGGATTCCATCTGAATAGTCCGTGTAACCACTGGGGGAGTGCTTTTCAGCACAGTAATGGTAGGTAATCAAGGGCATGGTTTCTCCTAAGGGTTAAATGACATGGCAACGACGTTCAGGATTAGATCTAGCGTAAAGAAGGCAACGAAACCCCACACAACATACCACGTGATTGTTTTTTCACCACTTGTGTTACTTCGTTTTCGTGGACGGCGTGAGGCATGAACGAATATTGCAAAGTTTTCGAGGGGGGTAAAGTTGCTCATGACAACTCGTCTAAAGGTAATGAGATTGATTCGGTTCCATTTGACGAGGCCTCTATACGAGATTCTTCATTTGCCGCCTTAACATATAACTCAGCATCTCCCCTATTCGTAAACTTAAAGATGGAGATGACTTGTCCATATTGCTGACCGAACCAGGTCTTCGCTTCGTAACTCCAAATGCACCCTGTCACCCGACCCCCCACTGTCTTAAACTGAAATCCAGGGGGGACACACTCCCATGCTCCTCGGAAGCAGAGATACGCTTTTGTTATCATACTTTCTCCTTTTTATGATATCCCCTTCCTGGGGAGGGTTTATTTGGTGCACGTTGGATGATGTCCCCACTCATGCCTGTTAGGGATCCATATCCCCTTGCAGCACGCGTGTGGGTTAGGAAAATCAGGATGATGTAACGCCCAGAGGTTATTTAGGCGTGTTGCCACCTTACGGGCCTCCTCTTCTATCAGATGGTCTGATTGAAAGATGTAGTCACCATTATCTTCACGCATGAAGATAAACCACAGTTTTCCCATAGAGGGGTTGACTTGGTCTACTCTCTTGTAGAAGTATTTACTCTTAACAGGTGTTCTCTGGCTTTGAGAGTTGACCTCTAAGTCCATTGAATTGTCTTTGTCATTGGTTATCATAGACTCCTCTTTCAAATTATCTAGGAGAGTGAGATTCCATATCAATAATACTCTTCATCGATTGGAGTGCATCCTTCATGTTGGTAGATAGAGCAAAATCCCCAATCATAACCTACGTTTACCTCTCGGATCGCGGGTGATCCTTCCACTATCATCAAATCACAAACACAGCATTGATGCTGCTTTTTTGTCTTTTTTACGTTCCGTCTACTAAGCACAACACCCATCACTACTTACCTCCTGAAGGAATTACGTTTTGATCGTATCCAATCCTACAAAATCTCCTATTCCTCGTTTCTGTGGTGATTCTTGATCACACCTATGTAGGCACAAACACTCACTATACGGGTTTTCTTTTTCATCAACAACTTCACCACTAAAAATTTGCCCGCATCTTCTACATTTATACACACGCTGAAATGTTGGACTTGCCATATTACTTACCTCCTGAAGGAATTAAGGCATAAGCACAAGCCTTTAAGATGGTTAGGAACAGGAATAATAGTCCGGAACCAAGAAGGATAAAGATTGACCATATCACCATCAAAGCCTTTACCTCAGAGCTTATTGTCTTGCTAGTCTTTTTTTGCACGGAGGGCACCTTTCTTTGTTAGCCAGAGGTATTGTCCAAGTTGTTCTACAAGACCCTCTAATATAAGGCCACGGAGAATTACCTTAAGACTGCCCTCAGTTACCCCCTCCCTCTTGTAAGCGAGTAGGAAATCTTTGACGAATAATCCCGGTCCCCGGACCGCTAGACAGGATAACAGTCGTTTTTCTAGGTTGAATTGATCCATTAACTACCTCCTGATTGATCTTCTTTCTATACTTCAGTGTAATGCCTTATTCAGCGCTGATTCCCCAGTGCGCCATAAGTCGACGGTCCACTTGTGTAAAGACCAATGAAGTTGGTTGCGGTTTAGGACCAACACAATCAGTGCCATCGACCCATGCCCAGAAGGCCTTTGGATCATCATCCTTCCACTTACACTGTTCCTCAGGGGTCATGCCGGACCAGGTTGCTTCGTCCATAACTGCCTCCGTGTATCAGGCGTTATATTCAAAGGTGTTTGTAAATTCACCGAAGAACCAAGAGGGTAGGACGTCTTGGTTTTCCAAGAAGTTGTAGTATTGTGATAGAGCTAATGCAAATTGAAAGCCGAAGGTCCTAATGATGCTAGAACCTGGAAGGGTGTCCACTCCAGCGTGCATGCTAAACAGCAGGCTTCCTTTTTTCTCCCTGACACTGCAAAGAAGCCACTGTGTCCCATGTTTCGTAAGCAAAAGTGGTGTGCAAGATAGCAAGTTCTTTTCTTCACAAGCAGCGCAGTCATGATCGCAAGCTTGCACCCTCTCCTGATTGATAAAGAATAAGGTCAAACTTGGTTGGTCTATGATCATCAGGGAGGCCGCTGCATCTTCCTGCTTCGTCCTACTGAGCACCTCTAGTCGCACCGCCTCTAAAAATATACTATCTGGTAAGGCCTCAAGCATTACACCCTCCTCTTTTTTCCAGAAGGAACTTGTTGTATTGCATGAGAGAATCGACGATTGCCTCACACTTATTTGCTGGGATCTCTCTTCCGTTCAGGGCATAGTAGAATAAGGTCTTACCAACAGGTATTGGACAGGTGGGGCCTAGCATGCACCAGGCCATCCTCTTACTTCCAAACAGTCGGTATATGCTACGGATAACTGCTTGATCTAGGCACTTTAATTCGTTGCACCCCTTTATGGTCATCTTGTTATTGAAGGACAGGGGAGATAGGTTGTCATCCTCTATCGTGATCAACCCAAGATCTTTGACCACGGCCCTTATCATCTTAATCTTGTCGAGTGAAAGCATTAGCCCATTCACTGCATCAAGTAAGTCTGAGGGGCCTATCTTTATCTCTAGAAGCTTTGTCCTGCTTCCAAATTCCCAATATAGGGCAGCTGAGTTACCTTTACAGTATCTGTACAAGGTAGAGATCTCAGTCTTAGTTAGTGAATCAACCCTTGTGTCGAGCATGGCTACATTCAACCTTTCTGTCTACTGGGTGGTCAGATGACATCCGTCAACTTTGCATAGCACCAGTAGCCACCTCTGCCCGCCCAGGAAATCTCTGCGTGATGGAGGTGACCATCCTGGCTCCACTTTATAAGGAAGAGACATACCTTTACTTTCTGGTTTCTCGTCAAGGTAAATGTATCTCTTCCCGGGTAAGAGGATCTTACTTCCGCCCCTTTCTTTACCACCACAATGTCCCCAAGCTTAATCTGCCGCTCAGTGCTCATACCGCCTCCTCAAAATGCTTGTTCAACATGTTAATCAAACTTGAGAGATTCTCTTCCAAGTACTTAACCCTAAGGGAAAGGTCCTGAACTACTAAAGACATATCTGATACCACCTCTTTATCACTGCCCAACGGGGCTAGACCTTCACTGGGTAGTTGGACTAAAGTCGATTCCGGTAGGCTAATAACCTTACAGACATGGCCCTCTAACTCCCATAACCATACTTGAGTGCCACCAAAATCATGACCCCTCACTATAAGAGTTGGATCACCATTGTCTAAAAGTACTGTTGCTTCCTGGCCTCTGTAGGCAATCACAGTGCCTTTTGGTAAAGAAGATCTGTTGGGATTCATGGCCTGCTCCTAGAACTTTGTTCCGGTGAGATTGGCCCCGCTGAGATTGGCCCCGCGGAGATTGGCCCCGGTGAGATAGGCCAAGCGGAGATAGGCCCCGGTGAGATCGGCCCCGCTGAGATCGGCCCCGCTGAGATCGGCCCCGCTGAGATCGGCCCCGCTGAGATTGGCCCCGGTGAGATTGGCCTCGCTGAGATTGGCCCCGCTGAGATCGGCCCCGCTGAGATCGGCCCTGCTGAGATTGGCCCCGGTGAGATAGGCCAAGCGGAGATAGGCCCCGCTGAGATCGGCCCCGCTGAGATCGGCCCCGCGGAGATTGGCCCTGCTGAGATCGGCCCCGCGGAGATTGGCGTCGCGGAGATAGGCCCCGGTGAGATCGGCCCCTGTGAGATCGGCCCCGCTGAGATTGGCCCCGGTGAGATCGGCCCCGGTGAGATAGGCCCCGGTGAGATCGGTCCCGGTGAGATCAAACTCATTAAAATCACGGATGTCATATGAGTAAGCACACTGGATTTCATAAGAGGTGAGTTTCATCTTACTCTCCGAATAGAAGGCTGATTGATTTGTACGTTCCATCCTTCATTAATTGCTTGTCTAGGTCCTCGAATCGCTTCACATTGATAGCAGTTCCACAACCACCACGCATAATCTCGTAGAAGGTCTGTATCCCTAACCCTCTAAATTCTACATTGGATAAGAACAGTCCACCTAGGTCGCCGTTGCAGTAGACTTTTAATCTCATCATGACGTCGTTTGAGATATAATCTATCTTCTCTGTCCTTCGACCCATGATTAGCTCCTGAGTGCGGGTGCGTCGTTGTGGTAGACATTGATAAATTCCTGGGCCAGTCCTCGCAGGGGCTCAAGCGCCTCGACAATTGAGACATCTGTATGTCTCTGATTAAATAAATGATAGATCATCTGCAGGGCAATATGGCGGTCGATGATGATGCCCGTGCCTCCGCACCACTGTGGGATAGCCATATAGTCGAGATTGGCCCCGCTGAGATCGGCCCCGCGGAGATCGGCCCCGCTGAGATTGGCCCCGGTGAGATAGGCCAAGCGGAGATAGGCCCTGCTGAGATCGGCCCCGCGGAGATTGGCGTCGCAGAGATTGGCGTCGCGGAGATTGGCCCCGCTGAGATCGGCCCCGGTGAGATAGGCCCCGCGGAGATTGGCCCTGCTGAGATAGGCCCCGCTGAGATCGGCCCCGCTGAGATTGGCCCCGGTGAGATAGGCCCCGTGGAGATTGGCCCTGCTGAGATCGGCCCCGCGGAGATTGGCGTCGCGGAGATTGGCCCCGCTGAGATTAGGGATTTCTCCCGCGGCCCTGGTCTTGGTGCAGATGTCGATTACTTCTTGTCGGTTCATGGCTAGTGTCCTTTCTAGATGCCTTTATACATTATAGGTCTTTTGGGTATTGAAGTAAATAGTGTTTGTAAAATATATCTTGCCTATTACCGGGGTGCTTCTCTACCACCAACGGCAGGTTTTTAGTCCTAAATTACATGGCGTCCTCCTATGCCTCCTTGTTGGCGGCGTTTGAGTAGATGATCCTATCGTTTCGATATCATCCCCTCTTCTCTCTTAACCCCAAAGGCCCGCCGATGCGAGCCAGAGGTGTGGGTATTGTTATTTGTATAGAGAGCGAATTGAGCGCAAAACTATATGAGGTATCAAAGTGTTTTTGTCGAGATATTACTATTTGTATAGAGAGCGAATTGAGCGCAAAACTATATGAGGTATCAAAGTGTTTTTGAGATATGGTGGTATTTTTGAAGAAGTCAATAATTCAATAACGTGGAATGTAACGTCAAAGGTATTAATGTATGGGAGTATTGAGGATTAAATTTTAGGCAATAACAGGTGGTCTGTAGGCAATAATCCTGAATCATGAGGCCGGGCTCGTTTTCGTAAAGAATAATATCTCATAGAGTCTGGTGCTTAATCCTTCCCTTATACGTAAAGGAGAAAAAATGCACTTTTACGAGCTTGCAGTCTCATGCTTCAAGGTTATCGCTGGATTGCGTTGAGGACAACCTCGCCACTCATTGGGCGAGCGAAGTCCAGGGCATTTGCCAGGTCTGCCGTAATCTCTGGCCCGATTGTAGTTGTCCGGATCCAGATACTAATACAGTTGGCCGTGCTCTTGTCAAAGTAGGAGACCCTCTGGTGTAGAGATGTGATCTTCGTCTTAGCCGCGTAGAGGATGAGGATCACCAGAGGTCCTCCCAGTAATCAGACAGCTTACACCTAAGGGAAAGTTCAACCTTGCAAGCAACAACATTAAGACCTGCACGGATAGCTCTCTTGAGTTGCTTCCTAGTAAGAAAAGTGGGGAAGCCATATAAAGAACTCTTTCTGACTCGCATATTATGGTATCCTTTAGAGCATGTTTTCGGGGGAGTTATCATGGTGGATATCATCTTCATACTCACCACAGTCTAGGTCGCATTCTATCTTTCCAGTGAGGTCAATAAGTTCTTCGAGAAAGACCTCCCTGGCCTTTTTGACCTGCTGACGCATCGACTCCTTGGCTTCAGGACTGAGATCTTTCATTACCTCAGGACCGTTAAAAGCACTTTCCCAGTGGTCCAATGCCTTATCGAAGGTGTGCTCAAAAAGAGCGTGGTAGAATTCGAAATAGGTTTGAGTTGCCACGTTTTACTCCTTTAGACAACTATGGGGTCCCTAGTTTAATCCTGGAACCCCATAGTTATTAGTTGGAAGAGTTACTAACTTGTGACGATTTCCTTTGTGATCAAACCATTCTTGATGAGGAGGGGGATGTAGTAGAAGATGACACGGCTGACTTCCTGCCTGGTCTTGAGCTCTTCGATGGTGATACTATTGACGAGGGCCTGGCGATCGCACATGCCGAACTCTCCACAGATCATAGAGATGTGGGAGTAGATGACTGAACACTGAGAATTCAACTTGTCTTCCTCGGTGACCTCACGGCCAAGGAGGTAGGCAATGCTCTTCGTCACCTTGGCGACGGGAGCAACCTTTTCCTTCTTCACGCGGGGGGCCTTTACCACGGCAGCAGTAATCGCCGGACTAATGACCTCCTGGCCGTCAGAACCTTCGATGATCTCGGCAACCTTACTCTTCTTAGCCATTGCTGGCTCCTTTCTGAAAGACCTATCGATAGGTCTTAGTGGTTATTGTCTCAATGCAGGAGAAGTTCCAGCATTAGAGTGTGGGGCATTTGTTCTTCTTTCGAGTTGTAGATTTACTCTACATCTATAATTATAGTCCAGATTTCACTCCAGGACATACTTTTTTGAGATATTCCTGATAAATTTTACGATTAATATACCCTGTTTCTTAACCCATCTTCTTGAAAGCTTTCTCCCAGGCTTTCCTTGCAGAGTAATCAGGCAGCTTCCTCGCAGGAATGAAACCCCGTCCATAACAGACCTGGCATTTGTAATCATTGATGGCTCCTTCACCATTACACTCAGGGCAGGTTATGATGTAACGAATCAGGCGTCTCATACCGCACCTGGGAGGACGCCGAAGATCATCAGGTAGAGCTTGTAGATGAACACGAGCATGAGACCAAGCACTGACAGTTCAACAACACGAACCAGAAGATCGAGGATTTCATTGAGGCGGTTCATTGGACTGTCAACTTAAAGGTGCACTCGAAGAACTCAGGTGCGTAGGTGGTATCAAACACGCTGGGATCAAGGGCGCGGACTGAATTTGCCTCCTTAGAGGTATACGCGGCCACTCGTCCAGTTGAATTTTCACTGCATGGAGGAAAAAGGCCTGTCAGCCTGTAATAGACACCGGTTCTCGTCCTTAACCAGTCACCTGGTATGAGGGGAGTTCCATACTTGTTGTAGAGTTTATACATGTTTCGCTCCGTTCCTGCAGGATTGCAGGCTGGAACCACCTATACTGTGGGGTGGCTCCCGTCTGGAATCACACTAAGCATGTTACCCTATTAAGATTCTTTGCGACTTGAAGTTGATCTTTAATTTCATCTCGTTCTTTAAAAGCAGAAATCATTGCCCACTTATATGCACGGGCGGCATGCTCCCAGCAGTATTTGCCTTTGCTGAATTCAAACTCGTCGAATGTGAGTTGGATGTTGCACTTGTTACAGAAGGATTTCATCTGGATTCTCCTGTCTTGATGAAGGATAGATTTATTTCCTATATAATTATAATTCCAGATTTTACGGAGTGTAACCTTTGCCCGGAATAATAGTTAAAATAGCTTTTTGCCTGGAAATTGTTTTCGCGTGGTGGGTATCTTTTGAAAACCATTGTCGTCCGATGGCACTTACTCGTGTACAAATGCTCAATCAGGTTGTATAATTCTAAAGGCACAGGGGGCAAAGAACATGGGATATGGTGGAATTGAGAACAAAGGTAAGGAAGAACTGAAAGTGATCTATAAGGCAATGATCTTAAATCTGCGTAAGAAGGGGTATCCGTTTCAAAAAATTGCAGATGAGATAGGCATACCGATGCAGACGGCATACCTTTATTATCGTGAGGAGATGGTAGTTGCGGCGAAACGTCGTGATGAGGACCAACCCATATTTTTAGAGCAGACCATTGCTGGATTCGATCAACTTGAGGAAATAATCCTGGCCCGGGGTCGTATCAACCTGGAGGCGAGTCTAAGGCGGGCGGAGATGCACCACAAGGAGTCACTTGGGAAGGCAGGTCAGGTAGCTGGTCGCAACACCCGTGAGTGGGAGATAGAACTCAGTCGACTTAGTCAGTTATCCGAATGCACCCTTGGCATGGAGAATGAGGACATTGATAGGTTGCAAAAGATCCGTGATCGTAGAGCCTCGTTCCTTGGTGTAGAACCACCACAGAAGATTGCTGTTGAGCATGTAATCGTGACGCAGGCTAATGCTGCTCAGTCACGGCTACGCATGAAGTTAGGGATAGACGAAAAAGTGCCCGAGGCCGAGGTTGTTGAGCCGGTTGAAGTTGGGGATGGTGGGGTCGGTATTGGTGAGAGTGGGATTGCTGAGGGTTCCTGAAGATGGTGGAAGCGGGATGTCATAGTCGTAGTCGGCATGATGTGGATCATTCTCAAAAAGGTAGGAAGGGTCGTTGGCACGCATGTTGGACTCCGTTTCAGAGTGGATCCCTACCCGTGAGTAGGAACCAGATGAAGTAGATGAACTCCCAAAGGTAGTTCATGAGTTGGTTAAGCACAAGATGTTCTCGTCGGTATTCGTAAGAGCACGTTCGAGACGATTGATGACAGGTGTGTAGGGATCCGCTTGAAGGGGTCGCGTACCGTTCGCAGTCGCAGGTAACTGATTCCGGTAGATTGCCCGCAGGTTACAGAGCCGGTCGAGATCCTTTTCGAGAACGTAGGAAAGAGTTATGAGTAAAGGTAGATATGCTTGAGTCATAAAAGACCCCCTTTGTGATTAATCACTCATGAGTAAGTGATTAATGAAATGCTCATTGAAGAGCACTTCACTAATGACTTATTTAAAGAAGGATTGAAAAGGTGGAACCTCGCATGGATTCATAATTAATTAATTCACATGCTTTGAGAAGTGGCAAATAATAATTAACAATTCGCTTTACACTTTGTCGCGTATGAAGGTCCTCTTGAATGAATGACTTAATGATGTCTTCGCGTGCACACTCACCATTCACTTCTTTGCAAGCCTTTGCAATGGCTTGCATTACAAGCGCTGCCTGAGGAGGAATGCTCCTCTTGCATGATGTATTCATGAGTGTAATTTTACACTCACATGATGTATGGTTAGTTATATTGATAGACATGTTATCACCTCTTGTGATTAATCACTCATGAGTAAGTGATTAATGAAATGCTCATTGAAGAGCACTTCACTAATGACTTAATCATAATGAATGGTGAGGCCAACCATTCCTAATTCATTTAAATTAATCATAATAACGTTAAGTACTTCGTATTCAATGTTTGGAAAATGATTTACAAGATCATTCATTGACACTTCATCACGCTCGTTTTTATGTTTTTTAAGGACTTTTATAAAAAACTTTTCAACATCGTTTAATTCATCTAAATGAATGAATTCTTCATCATTGATTTGAATATCTATAATAGTAAATTCTCTTTTCATGACTCACCTCTTGTGATTAATCACTCATGAGTAAGTGATTAATGAAATGCTCATTGAAGAGCACTTCACTAATGACTTACTAATTATGTGTTGTTAATACTAAGAAGTAATGAATAACACATAACCAAAGATCATCAGTGCTGGTAATGAGTAAGCAATGACTACTACGATGTATCTCATGTTATCTCCTATGTATTAAGTGTAATCTATTAGTGTTAATAACCATCATTTTTTATTAATAAACAAAAATATATTTTTATTATTTTCTTATTAAGAAAGAACTATGCCATATAGATTATACATTAAGATATATATCATGCCAATTAGTTATTAATAAAGTAAATGATAGCAAGAACTATGCCATATTAACTATCTATAATATATCATCAAATATAGCGTTATATGATAAATGATACATAATTTTAATATATTATTTATTATATTATATTTATATAATTATATTATATATATCATTTATTAAGCAATATCAATGCCATTATGAATGAATAATGAAGATATATTCTATGCCAATTAACCATTGATAATAAAGATATGTGTAAATTATTAGAACTTATGATAAATGCGTATACTACCAGCCAAACATGCAACGGGGAAAAAGTTGAGGTTGTTCGTTTGAGGTTTGTGAATTGAGACATCACTATCTAACATCCTCAGAAAGGTCCGGGAGCCGTGAGTAAAAAACCAAACCCCTATTTACATCTCTTCACGCACGACCTATAATAGATCTATGAAGCGTGCATCCTCTGAAGAAAGAACCCGAGTCCTTAAACTAGCCGCCATGTCCTCTGACCCCATGGACGCGCTTGTAGCGTCCTATATGTGGCGGGACCTGATCGCGCGTGATGATCAGTTGTGCCCAGATATACATTCACCAGACTGGACCTACTGGATCCCACTGGCAGGACGCGGGTGGGGTAAGACGCGTTCGGGAGCCGAGTTTACTCGTGAGATGAAAGACATCGTCTCCCGTATAGCTTTGATAGGCCCTACGGCGTCAGATTGCCGGGATACGATAATAGAGGGAGAATCAGGCATCCTGGCTACAGCGCCTCCCTGGGATCGTCCCTTATACGAACCGAGTAAAAGAAAACTAACCTGGCTGAATGGGAGTGTAGCTTATACTTATTCCGCAGAAGAACCAGAACGACTTAGAGGACCACAGCATGGCGCGGGTTGGTGTGATGAACTTTGTGCATGGAAATATCCTGAAACATGGGATATGTTCCTATTCGGTCTGCGATTAGGCAAATCACCAAAAGTTGCTATTACAACCACGCCTAAACCAACCCCTTTAATTAAACAATTAATCAAAGATAAGCTAGCAGTGGTCGTAAGAGGATCAACGTATGACAACCTTGAAAACCTAGCAGGAACCTTCCGGAAGACGGTTGTAGAAAAATTTGAGGGAACGAGGTTAGGGCGCCAGGAATTACATGCCGAGATCCTAGAAGATAACGAACGTGCCCTCTGGACCCGGAAGATGATTGATCCATACCGGTTACAGAAAAAGGAACTTCCAGACTTCGAACGGGTAATTGTAGCAGTTGATCCAGCAATCACGTCGAATGAACTCTCTGCAGAGACAGGGATTATTGTGGCGGCAAGAGGGATTGATAAACGATTGTATGTGTTAGACGATTTCAGTTGCAAGCTATCCCCCGACCAGTGGGCTCGACGTGTAAAGATTGCCGCGGAGGTTTGGCATACAGATAGAGTTATCGGTGAGATAAACAATGGTGGAGATCTAGTAGAGGCGGTAATACGTCACGTGATGCCAAATGCTTCATACAAATCAGTTCGTGCCTCTAGAGGAAAGATCACCAGGGCAGAACCGATAGCTGCATTATATGAACAAGGTCGGGTAAGTCATCTCGGTGCCATGCCCACCCTAGAAGATCAACTTTGCGATTATGATCCGGTTAATAGTGATAGGAGTCCAGATAGATTAGATGCTCTTGTTTGGGCGTTAACAGAACTCTCAGAACAGGGGTTTAATTCAACTGAGATCATTTCATTGGGAAGGCGTTTGCATAGATAAAATAATAATTTACCTGGACTGGATTTTGACCTATAATTATATATGAGGTGCCTATGGGCTGGTGGCCTTTTGCAAGAAAAGGTAGTGACGTTTCGGAAGCACCAAAACCGGCAACTGCCTCCCTGTATACAGATGTCGCTGTCTCTCAACTAATAGGATTGATGACCTCACTTCCTGAGATGGACCAAGTATTACTGGCTGCGGGGATTACTAGGGCGTCCCTGTCAAAGTTAGAGACTGATGATGAGATATTTCAGGCGCTGCGCACGCGCCGGGATGCGGTGATCGCGACACCATGGCGTTTGGAACCAGGGACAGGGAACGTAACAGAATTCATCATTGAAGAACTTACCCCGATAATGGATACATTGGTGGGTAATGCCTGGCGTGCGATCTCCTACGGGTATAACGTCCAAGAGGTAATATACAAGGAACGGCAAGATGGTAAGATTGGCCTTGCAAGGGTGGTTACGAAACCTTTACAATGGTTTGAACCACAACCGGACATGACATTGAAATACTACCCTCCTCAGGGGTTAGGGGCCCTAGGAAAACAGGTGGACACGACATACAAATTCCTATTGACGCAGCATGACGCAACGTATGAAAACCCACGCGGGGAAGCAATCCTTTCCAGGTTGTACTGGCCATGGTTTTTCAGGTTTAATAGTTGGAGATTTTGGGGCCAGTTCCTGGAAAGGTTTGGAACACCAATCCTCGTTGGAAAATCAGGTGATCCAAAGAAGATGGCAGAAGCTCTGTTAGCAGCACATCAGGATGCAGTAATTGCTCATGGACCTGATGATGAGATCACGATGCTGGACAATAAGGGAGAGGGACGGGCATTTGCTTCAATTGAACAAGCGATCATCATGCGAATTCAGAAACTGATCCTTGGACAGACCTTGACCTCAGGTTCAGGAAATGCTGATTCAGGTGCCTCATATGCACTTGGCGTTATCCATAATACAGTTCGTGATGACCTTAGAAAAGCTGACCTGAGACTGATCCGAAAGACGGTACAGGTACTAGTCGATGCTCTCTGCGCCCTGAATTTCCCAACACGTATCATTCCTAAGTTCATGTTTGATGATGGTACTGGACTGGCCAAGGACAGAGCAGAGAGAGATACACTCCTGTGGAAGTTGGGAGTGACCTTCACGAAGCAGTACTATACAGATCGTTATGATTTGACTGACGTAGACTTTGATTTAGATCCCGCCATTAGACTGAAGACACAAATGATTCAAACAGATAGTTTGGATACCCCTAATGATGGGAAACCGCTTCCTCAGAATACTCAGGGATTGAAGATCAATACACCTACACAAGCAAAAGGACGTGGAACTACCGATTCCAAGAGTGATAACAACAAACCAGATGAAACGAAGGGTGCGCCTAAGAGTGCTACCGGTGGGAGTGTGAAATGACCTTTGATATAGATAAGATCAAATCAGAAGATCTTGAGTTTAAGATCTCATCAACAGTTGAAATAGGGGTAGTAGGTCAAGGACCAAGACGTTTTTCAGGCATAGGATATTCAGGTGAACCTATTATAGGTCATCCCTATTGGGGGACTGTTGCCTTTGATCTGTCTGGTATGCAGATTCCAAATCCGATGCCCATCCTACTTGGGCACGATCCAGATAAGATTGTTGGGCATTCCCAAAGTTTTTCAACAGCAGGAAGTTTAAAACTTGAAGGCATACTTTCAAGAGTTACGGAGTTTGGTTCTCATGTAGAAAAACTTTCGGATGAAGGTTTCCCCTGGCAAATGTCAGTAAGGATAAAGCCATCTGTAATTGAAGAACTTATGCCAGGTGTTACTGCGGAGGTTAATGGAAGAACACTACAAGGTCCGGCAGTTATTTTCCGCAAGTCTAAGGTCTCAGAAACTAGTTTTACGCCGATCGGTTGGGATGATAAGACTTCCGCAACGGCTTTGAGTCTCACAACTATCAAAAAGGAGGACGACATGTCCGCTGAACTTGAAGCCAAGGTCAAACAATTGACCGAAGAACTCCTGGCTTCCAACACTCAACTAGAAGCTGCTACGGTGGCTATCTCTTCCCTAAGTGATCAAATTGCCTTGTTTAAGGAGGCAGAGCAAAAGGTAGTTAAGGAAATTCGTCTATCTAAGGTAAAAGAACTCTTCACTAAAATGAAGAAGGAAGCAACGGATGATGCCATTATTCCTTTCCTGTCAATGGATGAGACTACTTTCGCCTTGGTTCTAACCAACATTGACGAGATGTCACGAACCCTCGTCCCTAAGACATTGTTTGAAGAGCAGGCTGCCGGAAATCCAAGAGAAGGAGGAACGCAAAATAAACCGGCTATTGTACAAGATGCTGAACGAAGAGCAGAAGCCTACTCTCATCGTAAATAAAAACGATACTTTGTTAAAAAAGCGATAAATCGTATGTATAATTAGATAGTACACTTATACTCTTTCAAGGAGAAAAACATGACTACGCTGAGTGAGTCCGCCCGACAAGGTGATTTCCTTCGTTGGGAGTTGGAACCTAATTTTTGCCGTGAAGAAGTTACAACTGTTGCAGTAGCCGCCCTTAAAAAGGGTCAGGTCCTAGCCATTCTTACCTCTGATGGTAAATACTATCCGTCAGTGGATGGTGTATCTTCAGGGTTGGAAAATCCTGTTGGTATCCTACTTGAGGATATGGCTATTACTACAGGTCGACTTGCCGTTGTTCTTCTTCGCTTTGCAATCCTAGTCCCAGGAGATATGATCTGGGGTGCTTCTTATGATAGTGCTGGTAAGATTGCTGCTGGCGTCGCTAAGTTGAAGTCCGCGTCCAACATCCTCGTGGTTCCCGCCGCGAAATACGTGTAAGGAGAGACCCAGATGCCGCCCATCGATCCCTTTAATGCTACCGGGTTTAATCTTACGACCCTCACCCAGTCGATCAATAAGCTACCCAATCAGTATGGACGATTGGAACAACTTGGTTTGTTCCCAATTAAGGGTATCTCCACTAGAACGCTTGAAGTTGAAGAGCGTAATGGTGTGCTTGCCCTTGTTCCTACTCATGGATGGGGCGCACCTGGTGCGCAGAATAAATCAGGGAAGCGTATCCTTCGCACCTTTAGCATTCCTCAGATGACCCTTGAGGATGCTGTTCAGGCTGCTGATGTTGTTGGCATCCGCCGATTTGGCTCCGAAAATGAACTTGAAACGGTTGAGATGCGCGTGAACGATAAGCTGCAGGAGATGCGCAATAAACTCGACCAGACCCTAGAGTATCGACGTTTTGGTGCTCTTAAGGGTATCATGTATGATGCTGACGCTTCTACCGTGCTTTATAACCTCTACACGGAATTCAGTGTCTCTCCGATGGCGATTGATTTTGCTCTCAACGTGACCACGACTGAAGTGTTGACCAAGTGCTTGACTGTTAAACGTCATGTTGAAGATAAACTCATGGGCGAGCGTTGTTCAGGGTATCTTGCCCTTGTGTCCTCCGAATTCTACGACAAACTTACTACCCACGCAGTTGTCAAGGATGCCTATAAGTATTGGGCTGCTGCACAGCGCAATCTGACTGAAGACCAACGTTCCGGTTTCACTTTCGGTGGTATCACTTTCGAAGAGTACCGAGCGACCGTGACCAACACCGGTGGGACCCAGACGAAGTTGATCACTGCTCTCGACGGCCATGTCATTCCTCTTGGAACCAGTAGCACATTCTCTACTTTCGCTGCTGCTGCAGATTTCGTTGAGACCGTGAACACCATCGGCCAGCAGTATTATGTTAAGTCTGAAGTCCAGAAGTACAACAGAGGTTTGGACATGCACGTTCAGTCAAACGTACTTCCTATGTGCATGCGTCCTGAACTTCTTGTCCGCATCTACACGAGCTAATCAATGGCGTATTCTGCTAAAACAGATATGATATCTCTGTTCGGTGAGACGGAAATAATCCAACTCACCGACAGAGATTCTCTCGGTGTAATAGATGATGTCATCTTAAGCCGAGCGATCTTATCAGCAGATGGAGAGATTGATAGTTATATCGGCGCTGTATACGAGTTGCCACTTCCATCAGTTTCCGATATGCTTGTGACAGCCAGTTGCAACATCACTCGTTTTCGTCTCTATTCAAGTAGGGCGACTGAAGAGGTAAAGATACGTTATGATGATACTATTCGTTGGTTGAGAGATGTTTCAAGAGGCATAGCAACCCTCGGATTAAAGATAACGGATGATCAACCAACAAATAATCTCGTAGTTGTATCAACAAGGACACAAATTTTTACTGATGACATCTTTAGTAAGATGGATTTGACATGAGTAATAAGATCATAGGCCTCAAGATGAAAGCCACTCCTGAAGGGTTATACCTTCAGAATTGGAAAAAACTTGTTGCCTTGATCGAGCACCCTAGTCCAATGTGGGGTGCAATTGGTAAGTTCATGGTTGAATCTACAATGGATAGGTTTTATACCCAGTTGGATCCTAGTGGAAGAAAATGGCGTCCTTCTGGAAGAGTTCTTGGTTTCAAATCAAAGTTTCCAGCTCATCGTGTGATGGAGATTGTAACAAATCTAGAGGCCTATACACGATCGACCCTCACCCTTGTAAAATCCGGTAAGATGGCTAGTAGGACAAGTTTCCAGTACAGAGCCGCTGATAGCGGTGTTGAATGGGGTTCAAAGACTGTTTACGCAATGAGACACCAATTTGGAGCCGTTGTAAAAGCAAAGAAAACTTTTATGCGGTTTAAGACCGATAATGGTTGGGTGACAGTAAAAAAGTTCATCACACCTAAAAGATCTTTTCTTGGCATGTCTACAGCCGATCGTGAAACTATCCGTAAGGTTGTAAAAGATTATATCTATATTTGTTTTAATGATGTGGTACAACCATCATGAATGATTACTTTGTAGCAGAAAAACCAATAGTAGACCGTCTAAAGGTAGAGGTCCCTGAAGTTAATGGACGAGTCTTTACCCTGAGTAACATTGAGCAAGTGACAGAAGAACAGCAAACTACTCCAGCTCTTCATGTATTGCATGGAGGGGACATCATAGGAAAATCTTCAAGTGATGGACAAGCTCAGACATTTGATCAGATCTGGATAGTTGTAGTAGCCGTAAAGAATGCAAAAGCACAAAAATCCGGTGAGTTACTTCGTGAGATAGCCGGACCAATCATCTTTAAACTCCTACGAGCGCTTCAGGGTTTTCAGCCAGATGTCTCTTGCGCACCTCTTCATCGAATGGAATCAGCAGAACCAGAGTATAAATCGGGATTTGCCTTTTTTCCGTACGCTTTCACAACCAAGATTGTCATATAGGAGGCTCCCATGCCTTATTACCGCGGACAAGGAAAACTATACGTGGCGGAAAGAAATCTTACCACCAGTTACCCTCTAGCCTTTCGATATGTGGGTAACGTGCCCGAGTTGAAGGTGGCTTTTGAAGTCACTAAGCTCGAGCACAAAGAATCATTTTCCGGAAATAACCTAACTGATCTCCAGTTGATCACTGAAAAGAAATCCTCCATGAGCTGTATCTTGGAGAATTTTACCAAGGAAAACCTAGCTCTTCTGTTCAATGGCACAGATACCTCTCTAACTGGTACAACTCCTGTAACGGCCTATCCACTACTTGGATCTACCACTCCGGCTGTGGGACAATGTTTCATGCTCCCGCGTAAGAATGTTTCTGCTGTTGTGATTAAGGATTCAACTGGTTCGCCTAAGACCCTAGTTTTGAATGTCAATTATACTATCGACCTAAAGGCCGCTATGATCGAACTCATTGACGTCACCACAGGGGCTCCCTGGGTTGGTCCTCTTACTGCGGATTTTACTCCTGCTGTGAGTGTTGAGGTTGCTATGTTTAATGCCGCGGCCACGGATAAGTGGTTCCGTTTCATTGGTTTGAATACAGCGAATAACAGCATCCCTTGCGTCGTGGATCTATTTAAGGTTCAACTCGATCCAACGAAGGAATTTGCAATGATCGGTGATGAAGTTGCCAAGTTCGCTCTTGATGGTGCTGTTCTAATGGATCCTTTGCGACTCTCCAGTGATACCCTCGGTCAGTTTGGTTCTGTGACGCTTCTAGCCTAATAACGACATCTAGCAAGGAGAAATTCAGATGTCAGATCTAGACACTCTAGTCCCGATAAATCGTACAATTATTTTGCAAGGAGAGACCTTAGTAATTGAGCAGTTTAGGTTTACTCAGTTTTCTAAGGTCGCTAAGATAGTTCAGCGAGTAAAGAAAAATGTAGGCGATTTCGATGTTAAGATTGACACAGATGAAGATGGAAATAAAAGTCTTGACATGGATTATCTTAAATTAATTGCTGAGTGTGAAGAAGAGATCGTAGAGCTATGCATCCTAGCTACCAATAAAGATAGGAACTTTATTGACAAGTTAGAAGGAGATGAGGGTATCGCCTTGTTGACCCTTATCTTCGAGGTAAACATGGATTTTTTTTCCCAGAGAATACTACCCCAACTGCTATTAGCGATTCAGCGCGTGTCAAAACAGACGATGGGTGGTGTTCTATAGTTTCTAGGTTGATTCATTTTGGTCACACTTGGTCGGAAATAAACCAGTACACCTTGAAGCAAATTCTCTTGTTCCATGAGCATTCTTTTCGCGTGCAATGCTTAGATAGGGCGGAGGAAATTAATGACCGGGCTCTTGCTCAGAATGGTACTGTTGAGCAACGAGCCCGAGTTACATCAACGCTATATGACATATCATTAGGGTTGTATCATGGCTGATATGCGAATAAAGTTGAATCTAGATGCCTCTACAAGTGGGGCAGAGGCAATAAAGGCACTAATAGCCGATTTGTTGAGGATTCAATCGGAAGCAAAAGCTGCTGATAAAGCCGCTCAGTCAGTGAAAAAAAGTGGGTCCCCAGTAGCTAAATCCGATACGGTTTTCGCTAGGGAAGTCGGAAAGGTTGCTGATGCTGCTGCAGAAAAGAGATTTAAATCTGCTGAAGCGGTAGCAAAAAAGGAATTCAAACTTATTAAAGAAGCTGGACAGTTTGCTCAAGCAGAAGAAGTAAAACGAACGAAACTAGCAAATATAGAAGTTGCACAGAGGGAAAAGATTTCTGCCGCTTCAGCAAAAAGAGATATGGCTTTTGCTAGAGAAGTTGGAAAAGTTGCAGATGCAGAGGCGGCAAAAAGAACAAAAGCGGCAGATGCTGCGGCAAAAAAAGCCGCGAATATAGGTACTAAGACTGTGCCTCGTGGCCTTATAGAAACTGCTGCCTACTTTGTAAAGATCAGTATCCTAGCTAATATTATTCGTACAGCAGTCATGGCTATTCCAAGGGTCTTGGCAGCTGTTGTTACAGAAGGAATTAGAATTAATGCTGAATTTGAGAGTATCAAGTTTGGTATTGCTTCTGTGATCAATGCTCAGTTGCGTCTTGGGGATGCTAGTGGAAACCAATATGAAGGAATAGAAAAATATAACGCAGCCTTAAAATTATCAGAGGAATGGTTCAATAAGATCCGTATCGCAGCTCTTAAAACACAAGCGACCACAGAACAACTTTCATTAGGGTTTCAAACTGCAGTTTCTGTTGGCGCAAGTCAGGGAATAACTGATCTTAAACAGATCTTTGATCTGACAATCGGCATAACAAATGCAGCAACGGCTATGAACATTAGTATGGACATGGTCCCAGTTGCTATTCGTGCTGTTTTAACCGGGCGCATGGCAACACATAACGTTGTTGCTAGAACACTAGGTATTACTCTAGCCCAGAATAATGCTTGGAAGGCTGAAGGAACCCTAGTTGAAAATCTAACTAAGCGCCTTTCTCCATTTACTGCAGCAGCAGAGATTTCGGCTAAATCATTTAAGGTTATGTCCTCAAACATCCTGGAAGCCTTCCAGATCTTGTCTGCGGATGTGACCTCCGGTCTATTTTCAAGTCTAAAAGTGTCAATGAATAAATACTTTTGGGATTTATTCGATTTTAAGAATCTATCTTTAGCAAGTCGATTTCAACCGCTTGTTGACGGTTTGAAAGGATTATTTACCTCATTAGGTGAGATGGTTGCATCCACTGTCGATGGTATTATGTCTGCTTTGGAAAAGATAAACACCTGGATAAAGGAACACCCAACTAAGGTAATGGAGTTACAGGTCGCTTGGGATACACTATTAAAAACTATATCTAGTTCAATGGGTGAGATTTTTAGAACCGGAACTGATAAAAGTGGGGCATTTACAACTGTTTTATCGAGGGTGATGAATACCATCTCTCTTATAATTGCTGCATTTACAGATGCTTATAGAATAGCCACTACCTTCATGGATATGGCTTTCTGGGCTCCTTTATCAGATATTTTTAAGAGTCTTGGAATTTTGTTCAGAGAGGGTCCACTTGCTGCAATAAGGGAATTTGAAAGAGTTGGAAACGCTGCGACGAATGCTTTTAAAAGTATCTTTACTACCAGAATGGATATGGCAAAAGTATTTGACAATGTAGATGCAACGAATGGTAAATTAGCAAATACGAAAAAAAGTATTGATGCTATTGCCGATGCTATTAAAAGAATGGATACTTCAAATCTTGAAGCAAGGGATATAATAAAGCTACCAAAAGTACAGCAAGATGAAAGTTTGCTTTCTGCTCGTGAGGTTATAGAAAAGAAAAAAGGTACCGGAACTCAGGTTCTAGGAGCCGCTTGGGCTCCACCCGAAAAGAAGGTTCCTTCAACAACGAATGCTGAGATACGAGAAGACAACTTAGTTGCGAAACATAAACTTGCTTTATTAAAAGAATACTATGCACTAAGGAATAAATTAGAAGCTGATAGTTTGAAACTAGGTGAAATATCAATTGAAGAGTATTATACTCGTCAATTAGAGCGTATTGAGGAAGAAAGTAAAGCCGAAATAGAAATAAAACGAGATCAAATAAAAGAGATAGAAAAATCTTCAGCAAAAACAGCAGCTGATGAAAAGAAAAAAGCTTTTGAAGTATTAAAGATCAATCAAGAGATTGAACTCATACAAGTAAAGACAGATAAAGAGAAAACTCTTAGTGGATTAGCTCAGCTAGACGCCCTTAAAACGTACAGAACCGAAGCACTTAACTTGGCTGATGAACTAGCAAGGAAACAAGTCACAGATCCAAGAAGTTCTAAGGATAGGGTTGCAGCTCAATATGAGGCAACAATAGCTAAGTTAAAGGCTAATGCAACTCCAGCTGATGAGGCTTTGTTAGTAAAACTTTTAGGGGCTTGGGAAGCGGAACAAGACCTTGAAGATTTTACCCTTCTATATACAACAAAACTCTCCAGTATGGAGGCTCAACTCGCTATAGTTGAACAAAGTGAAGCGTCAGGAGCTATTAGAAGTATTGAGGCTAATAGGCAAAGAATTGCTGTATATCAGCAATGGATTCCCGTTCTTCAAGAGATAAATGATAAGCAAATCCAGGCAGCTGCAACTTCTGAAGAACCTGGATTGATGGAAGCAGCGGAGAGGACAAGACTTAGCATTGTAAAACTTAAGGATAGTCTCATCATTTTAAAAGATAAGTATGCTGAATTAAAGCAAGGAGCTTATGACTCTATATCGGAAGGGCTTATAGCCGCTTTAGACTCTATTGGTAATCATACATCGTCAGTATCTGATGCTTTTAGAAATATGGCTCTTTCCATTGTGGAATCAATCCAACAAATTATTACTAGAATGATTGTCATGCGCATGATGCAGGCAGCAATGAGTATGTTCTCCGGGCCTAGTAATGCTAGTAATTGGGGTTCAGGTAAATCCCCAGGCATGGCAGGAGGGGGTCTTGTAGAAGGTCCGGGAACAAGTACCTCTGATTCTATCCCCTGTAGACTTTCCGATGGAGAGTACGTTGTGAGAGCAGTTGCCGTTCGCAAATTAGGTCTTCCTTTCATGGACGCCATTAACGGTTTAAAAAGTAGGCCAAATATAGCTTTTGCAGAAGGTGGACCAGTTCAAAGTACAGTAACCCCCACCCGCGCGGAGCCGGGAACAACAAAAATGGAGATAGGATTAGAAGAAGGACTCTTCGTGAAGCATCTACAAACCCCTAAAGGTGAACGAGCCATACTTGAAGTCCTTGGCCGTAATCCAAACTACCTAAGGAGTATGACCACATGAGTTATGAGATTGGGACAGCTACTAATTATGCAGATTTACTTAACAAGCTTAATACTTTTTTAACAGCAAAGGGAACAGCCTACTACCCTACGTACACAGGTACTGGAAATGGGATTATTTCTGCGTGGGATGGAGGAGTTTCTTCTATTGCTGAAACTTTCACATTAACTGCTACAGGTGCGACAGCATTTGATGTAGTTGGATCTATTACAGGTTCAATAGGTTCAGCGACTGTAGGAACACCTTTCGTACATGCTAATGTAGTGTTTACCCTTACTGCTGGTACCACCCCCTTTATTGCAGGTGATATTTTCCTGATCAATACAGCTTCCCCATGGGTGAGTATGCGAGCAGTAGCTGGTTCTGAAATGATTTGGAAGGCAAAGGGAAATGATGACACCAGGGAAATTTACGTAGGGGTTTACTGCTTTTCAGATGGTGGTGGAGATTATTATAATTGGAGACTTCAAGGATTTACGGCCTATACACCTGGGAATACGTTTTTTAATCAACCAGGTTGTATCGGCGTCCTGAGCGTTCCAAGTCCAGTTTTACCCTTGTGGAATGGGTCCATCCCATATTGGTTTGTTGCAAATGGACAGAGGGTTATTATCGTAGCAAAGATTTCCTCAGTGTATGAGCATGCGTATCTAGGATTGATTAATCCATACATTGCCCCAGGAACGTGGCCCTTACCTCTTTTTATCGGTGGGGGTTTAGCTTACTCATCAGAACCAGCAGTTGGAAGTGTTCTTTGGAAATATTCCAATAATACAGTTAATGCCGGGGCGTATTGGTGTGGGAGTATGGTAGGAGGTGTTGTTGCTAATGCTTGTCCGGGAAGATTACGAAGGGTTGATGGGGTTTGGATGGGGTTTAATTATTTTACAAATTATCTAGTAGGATCAAACTATCCAGGTCAAATGTGGCCTTATTCAACTATAGTAAACCCTGTGTTGGTACTTCGTGAAAATTTAGATGGGACATACCCTCTTCTTCCTATTATTCTTAGTTCAGATGATGGGGTAGTTGCAGGGAATGACGTAAATGTGTGGGGTGAGTTAGATGGTGTTAAGGCAACATCCGGATATGTACAATCTTCAGAAAATACAATCACCGAAGGGTTCATAACACAAGTGGTATTTCAAAATATTTTTAGAGTAACAAATGATTCCTTTTGTGTAGTGGCTTTAGATTGAGGTGAGTTATGACCTACGAAACAGGTACCGCTACCAATCCATCTGATCTACTTCAAAAGCTTGCTGTATGGGTCGCAGCAAATGGATGGGTTATAGATAGTAGTATTGCAGATGGAAGTGGTTGGCGATTGCACATACATCGAGGAACAATGTATATGAATTTTCGAGCGGCTGTAGCTGAGACGGCGGCTATAGCTGCTTTTGAACATGCTTATGGTGCTGCTTCCTTTAGTGGTATTGGATTGTACGCTGGAAGTGGTTATAGTGGGGCAAGCAGTTGGAAATTACAAGCAGGTGGACCGTTGCTTGCAGTCTCATATACAACACTTTTCGGTGTTGGAATGGCTCTAACCTCCGGTTCTATTGCCTCTTATCATTTTTTCTCAGACGCTAGTGGAGATAACATCTGTGTAGTTGTTGAAAGGTCAAGTGGAATTTTCTCTCATTGCTATTGGGGAGTAGCATTAAATAAAACAGGAATTTGGACTGGAGGTAATTATTTCGGTGCCAGTCTTGGTTTCTATGAATACTCACAAGCCCTTTCAACAAATTTACCAGGACTGTTACTTTCAACTAGTCCACCTGGATACTCAGAGAATACAACACAGTCCCTTATAAAAGTTGATGTAGATTCTTTCACAAGCAAATGGGTGACAATAGGTCCTACTACAATTGCATGGTATAATGGGTATACAGGAAAATTAGGTCGTTCTTCACTTTCTTATGGAAGTAATGAAACAATACCAGGATATTATCCTCTATTTTATCGGGTAACTGGTAAGCAAAGCACTCAAAGTTTACTTCTTCCTGTAGTTTTTGGCACTGCAAGAGATACATCCGGACATTCTATTATTGGTGATGTTCCAAATATCTTTTTCACTAATGCTTGTGTAAAAGGATTTACACCTAAGACCATTTATAATTGGGGATCAGATGAGTATATGGTCTTCCCAGGAAATGCGTATAATGCAAATTTAACCCATTGGGGTTTTGCTGTAAAGAAGGTTTAATATGACTGCCTATCTAGGTACGTCTATGGTCAAAATTCAACAACTTATTAATCCCTCTAATTTATCTGGGGATATATCTGCTGTAGATAAGACCTTAGGAATACTTAGATTAGTTAGAGGTATATCTATTAATAGCGGGTTACGTACAATTCAAGTTCCGACAGTGATGCCAAAATTAGCTAGAATTGGTGATTCCATTCCCTGCACTGATCAGGAATTTGCAGGAGATATCACAATCTGGCCATATACTATTGATATGGGGCTTGTTTTGACGGCTCAAGTTTATACGCTAGGAGTCTGGAATCTTACCGGACGTGCTCAATACATGGTTAACTGGCTTGTTGTAGGGATTGATGGGGTAGCGCTAACTAATCTGGAGGGTTATCCTATATGGTACGGCCCAACGCAATACAGAGAGTACAGACTAGATGTAGCAGTGCAAGGACAAGCAGAGATAAATGGTACCATAACAGTTAACTTTACCGGGTTTGCAGGGCTAGTTACAACAATCACCGGATTACGTTTAATCACATTTTCTTTCGAACCTAATTGGAGAGAACCTGTCATAGAGAGTTTAGAATGGCTTACGGATGTTCTGACCTCCCACTCCGGAAAAGAACAAAGAATAGCTTTGCGTACTAATCCTAGACGAGCTATAAAGTATTTGTATACACTAGATTATCAGAATAAGGTCTCAAATTTCGAATCATATCTCTGGGGCTGGCAGCATCGAGTATTTGCCGTCCCGGTGTGGACTGATTGGATTAGACCTACCACGTTAATTCCTACTGGAGCTATGACAATAAACGTTGTTACAAGCTTACGGGATTTTGCCAATACTCGTTTAGCGATCATATGGCGGGATTTTTTAAATTACGAGGTTGTAGAGATACAAAGTCTGACGGCATCCACTCTTGTATTAGCTAAGGCAACCATTTATAATTGGGAAATAACAGATAGAATTATTCCAGTTCGTCTTGCTCGTCTTGATAAAACAATCAGTATCGATCGTCCTACATCAAATATTGCCGAAGCCTCAGTAACATTTACAATGGAACCCATTACTGCTACAGATACAACTAGATTAGGGACGTCTATATGGCAACAGTATCAGGGATTGGATGTCCTTAACGTTCCTGTAAATTCAACGGAGAAAGTTAGCGAAGAATACACACGTGAGATGGTTGTGTTTGATAACAAAAAGGGTTCATGGAATACCTTAACGCTATCCGATGGACCAACTGCTGTAAGACCTTACTCCTGGCTTTTAAAAACAAGACAAGAGATTATGAATTTTCTAGCTTTTTTAGAAGTGCATAAGGGAAAACAAGTTCCTTTCTGGATGCCCACATGGAGTAAGGATATAGAGTTAATGCAAAACATTAGTTCATCTGATACAACAATCTTAATTAAAAAAATAAATTATACTAAGATGATTGATGTTCATCCGAATAGAAGGGATCTTGCTTTTTATCCAACTAACTCTTCACTGATACCAATAGTAAAGCGGATAACAAGCTGTGTTGAGGTTACAGGTGGAAATGAGCTATTGACTATTGACACGTCATTTGGTGTCGCAAAATTGATCACAGATTTTAGAGCTATTTCATTCTTAACCCTTGGTAGGTTTGATCAAGACAACTTTGAATTGACCTGGCGTAGTGACTCAATTATGGAAGTTTCTACTTCTATTCGTGAGGTACTTCAATGACATATGATGCCTTTGAAAGAAGTGAATACTCCGGAACCCCAGTTGAACTCTATCATTTTGCTTGTGGGACTCAAAATTGGTATCTAACAGATTCAGATGCCGATTTTATATTTGCTGGAATCACCTATTCTGCTGGATGGGCGATAGAAAGATCAGAACCAGAACTATCAAAGGAAACAACTAGGGCGAGTCTAAAAATTACATCAGCCATAGACATGCCTGTGCCTTGGCTATATAGAGCAGGAGCACCTTGGGATTCAGTCTGGGTCACAGTACTTCGTGCGCATAGGGGAGATACACAAAGTGTGCTTCTATGGCAGGGACGAGTTAAGGGTGTCATTTTTCATCTATCAAAGGGAGAGGCCGAGATCAATTGTGATCCTATAGCAGTCTCAGTAGGTAAGACAGGTTTTCGTCAAAATTGTGGACCCCAATGCAATAAGCAACTCTATTCTACTCGATGTGGAATGAGTGAAGCACTTTTTAGTAATGCAGCAGTCATCACGGGTATAGATCCCACAGGTCTTATAATTACATCCGCGACTTTCGGAACTAGAGCAAATAACTTTTTTAAATTAGGTGAGCTATACGTAAACGCTCTCGGCGCTAGGATGCAGATTGTAGCTCATACAGGCAACAACATCACATTGCGTCGGCCAATAATTGGGTTAGTTCTTGGTATGGCTGTAAGAGGTATAGCAGGTTGTGATCATGTGTGGAAATTATCTGGTGGAGTTACTTACGGGGATTGTATTACTAAATTCAATAATGGTATTAATTTTTTAGGATTTCCCTTTATCCCCACAAAAAATCCATACACTGTAGGTTTGGAGGGTTAAGATGTATCAAATTTTTTGGTGGATAATCTGTTATTTGGTTAGTGCGGCTCTAACGCCAAAACCAAAAGTTAGTGACGCAGCGGTAGCTAACTCTAATGACACAAATTTCCCACTAGCTTCTGCAACCGCGCGTATTCCAGTTGTATGGGGTAAAACGAGACTTCGTCAGCCAAATGTTATTTGGTACGGTGACTTTAGGGCTGTTCCTATTATTAAAACCCAGTCAGGTGGCTTATTTCATAGTGATATCCACCAGACTGTAGGATACCGTTATTATTGGGGACAACAGCTCTTACTTTGTCATGGTGAAGTAACTCTCTATAAAGTATGGGCTTCTGAGAGAGTTATATGGGGTGGGTCAATAGCTTCAGGTTTGGTTGCGTTAGATATTCCGTTCTTCTATGGTGGAGATGACCGTGGGGGCGGATATCAAGCAGTATTTGTTTTTTATCCTGGAAGTAATACTCAAGTCCAGGATCCATATTTAACACAAATGTTAGGAGTAGTTCCAGCTTATCGAGGTGTTGCACATATCGTTTGGTATGGGCCTTCAGGCGGTCAGCATACGGGTATCTCTTATCAGAGATTTGTTCAGCAAGCCGTGTGGTCTACAGATGTTCCTCCAGTATTAACCTTCACTTGGCGATTAACAACCTTCTATAACATAAGTGGCTATATTGGAACATCACCAACGCCCCAACCTCTATCATTTGAGGTAAGTCGTTATCCGCATCAACTTTACGGTTCTAAGCATATTATCGGAGTAGACTCTAATCCAGCAGAGATCATATATGAATTACTCACAACCGACGTACTAGGAGCAGATGGAACAGGATTAGGTTTATCTCCATCTATGATTGATATTGCCGCCTTTAATACTGCCTCAGATACATTGTATGCAGAGGGTTTCGGACTAAGTCATTCCTGGAATCAAGCTTCTTCTGTTGAGGATTTGATTGAGGAATTTTGTAAGATAATAGACGCGGTATGTTATCGAGATTTTAGGACGGGACTGTATACGATTAAGTTAATTCGAGGTGGATATGCTGTAGGAACATTACCTGTTCTCGATCAGGACAACATTATTTCTGTTGATAGTTTTACACAGGCCAGTATTGAGGGTACAACGAATGAGGTTAAGTTAACCTATTTGAATAGATCTAGAGGATACACACAAACTTCGATCCAAGCGCAAGACTTAGCGAATATGAGAACGCAATCAGATATTAATTCTCAAACAGTAACTTATCTACCCGTGACCATTGCTTCTCTTGCCGATCGTATTGCAAATCGTGAGCTACTTGCTTTATCCACACCCTTAGCTTCAGCTGAGGTCATCGTCAACCGTGAAGCCTATGCTTATGGACCTGGGGATTTGTTCGTACTCAACTGGCCTGATTTAGGGTTTACCAACCTCGTTATGCGCGTTATGAAATCAGCCATTGGCATGCCTACAGCTAATCAAATTAGATTAAGTCTGATTCAGGATATCTTTGCACTTAATGCCACAGCGTATACAGATGGTAATGATACGGATTGGACTGAACCAATTCTATCACCTGCAATTGTGACGCTACAGAAAATAATAGAATTACCTTATGGACTTAATTCCGATGAGAGTTATGGAAAAGTGTTAGTTACAGCGGGTCGTCCTAATCAAGGATGCGTCACTTATGCGTGCTGGGAAAAAGAAACAGGTTCGGGTGGTGACTATGCTTCGTTAGGTAATTGTCAGGAGTATACCCCTACCTCTACTACCATAGCAATATACCCAATAACAAAAGCCATAGATGAGTCCGGCACTCTTGAATTAACAGGAACAGATGATATTACTTTGTTAATGACCCATTCAGAAGATGCTCAGCGTCAGGGTGCGGGTTTGTTCTACTGGGCAGCAACCGGTGAGTGGTGCTCGTACAGCACCATTGAGTATGTCATCGGTGGAACATATAAAGTATATGGAGTGTGGAGAGGACTATTTGGAACAGTGCCTACTGCCCATGCATTGGGTGAGCGGATATATTTTATAGGTGGAGGATGCTTTTTCCCAGAAGGTGTTTTTGATCAAACAGATAACATTAGTGTAAAGATCTGTCCTTCCGGTCCATTGGGAACTATAGCCTTAACCAGTGCAACAGCAATGACATTACTCCTAACTGGTGTGAATAAACTGCCTATACCTCCTGGTAGAATCTTAGTAAACAATCTCATGTATCCAACTTTATTAAGTGTCTCAGCAGATGTAACCTGGGAGCATCGGAATAGATTAACAGATACGGGTCTCATAGTTAGACAAGATGATCTTGGAGGAACTTCAGCAGAAGGTACTTACACCTGGCAACTGTTGGTAAATGGTGTAGTAAAAGAAACTGCTTCAGGATTAACAAGTAAGACCTGGGCGCGCGGGGGTCCGTACACAGCCGCGCAACGGATTCAAGATGATGCAAATGGAAATCATCTCGTCGAGATACAGATTCGTCAGACAAATGCATTTGGGAATTCGGTTTACAATACATCTGGATTATTCCAGATGACAGGATTTGGAATGTGTTTTGGTCAACACTTTGGAGGTGTCTAATGTCAATTACGAACGGCCCTTATCTCAGCATCATGATTGATGCTCTTTCCGGGGATACCCACCCAAACGATTTTAGAAAGGTACTGCGGGCGTTAGATGCTTTATTTTTCTTGTCAGTAAAATCTATGACCACAAATGCCCAGCCCCTAACTCCCGCTGATGGTGATCGCTATCTAATGACGGCAACACCGAGTGGAACCTCCTGGGTGGGTAAGGCTCAAGGTACTTTGGCGGTCTACTCTACCCACATCACAACAACAAGTGGAGGTGTAGATACAACAGTAAGTGGTTGGGAATTCTATACTCCTAAACGAAATTGGGAGGCAAGGGTCGAAGATAACTCAGACATCATGGTCGTTTATTCTGGAACAGCTTGGGTTTAATTACCCACTAAACTAAAGACGGAGGTCTACAATGACGGTAAATCTAGACAGTCCCTTCTGGAAGGCGATGAGTTTTGTAATGGCTGGTTTGGTTTCAGGAGCCATTTTTATAGCAGTCACATCCCTAAATAAACTGGATAAGGTAAGTGACGCGCAAATTGAAACGAAGACAATGCTGACTATTTTACTAGCCCAGCAAGATAAAAATAGTGCCCTTTTGTATGATAACATTTCTAATGTGAATCAACTTAACATAAGAATGGTTCGCGTTGAGACTATGCTACAGCCACAGAGTATGCCGAAATAAAACATAAATTGCCCTGGACTCCTCAGATGATGTATAATTATACTAGTGGTTAGTACTTACACTTCAGGAGCTATTTATGCTTAGTGAGCTTGTTAAGATTGCAGAGCAATATATTGGAGTAAAGGAACTTGGTGAAAATAGTGGTCCTGAGGTTGAAAAGTTTCAAATGGCAGTAGATGGGAAAGCCTCAGGAGAATCTTGGTGTATGGCCTTTGTTCAGTACTGCATTTTAGAACTTGAACAAAAAACAAATAAGAGAAGTAACATTTTTCATAGCGAGCACTGTCTCACCACTTGGAATAAATCACCTATTGAATTGCGTAGAACTAGTCCTGAACCTGGATATATTGTAATATGGAAGCATGGGCAAACGGCAAATGGACATACAGGTATAGTTTCAAAAGTTATTGGTTCTGTTAAATTTGAATCGATTGAAGGAAATACCTCTGACAGTGCCTGTGTTAATCGTAACGGAGATGGTGTGTATCGTAAAATTAGGAATATTGACCCTGCTGGTGAGATGAAAATTATAGGATTCCTGGTTCCCTTTGAGGAGAACTAATATGCTATTTACTCGCGGTGGATGGGAATTAAAAAAGGTTTCTTTTTTCCTAGTTGTCCTTGCCTCTATTGTTTGGTTGTCTTGTAGCTTAGCAACGCCCTTTTCTTTCTCGTGGTTCCTTGCTTATTGTGTTCTACTAGCTCTTGTTGGTGGACCATATTTTGCAAGTAAACTTTTCTTTTTCCTAACTGCTTTTATTGGAGGGAAAAATGATATTAACAAGTAGAGTCAAGTGGATACTAGGGGGAATATTACTCCTAGTTATTTTTTCTTCGGGATCCTGCGTTGGGTACAAGTGGGCCGTAGGAAAAGTGAATGCCGATATTGAAGAGCATGAAACAGAAGCAAATAACCAGCAAGCACAAGCAGTAAGCCATAACGAAGAAGTAAAAAAATACGAAGAGATTATCAAGCAGCAAAAGCAAGCTTCCATACTACAAACTGAGACTTTAACGGAAGCAAATAGGAGAATGAAGATTAAGGACAGTGAATTCAAAAACCTCCTATCCTCTGCCGCTACTGTAGAGGATAAATTATCAGGGGCAATCATTGTTATTGAAGAAAAAGATATCTACATAGAAAAGCAACAAAAACTTCTAACTATGAAAGATGACATTATAGATTCCCAAGATAAAAAGTCAAATGAACTTGAACAAGCTTACGCGCATGAAGCAAAACGTTCGGAAGAATTAACAAAAGCCTTAACTAAAGCTAAGACCATCCGTCAATATAAATGGACGATTGGTGGATCCTACGACCCTATCAATAAAGATTGGAGCATTGAAGGATATAGGAATTTTAAGGTTGCACGAGTCGGACTTTCCATTGATCAAGTTACGGTGAATCAAAATAAAAAAGAGTATAGACCTAGACTTCACCTTGGAATAAATTTCTAATATGGAAACTACCATTCTCTATCACTTTGTGTAGTATAACCCTATACTACATTTAAACTCGCACTTCCTAGATGAAAGGAATCAACATGTTAAACACCTTCTATGAAAATCTCCCTACCACAAGGATTGTGCAAAGAACCACTGTCCTTGGTCCGGGTGAGACTAATACCTTAGTCTCTATAGCCCCTTTAACCTTAGTCCAGGTTATCGTTGTTAAAGCAACCACGTTAAATGCCACTATGAGAGTAAGTGGAGTTACGGAAGAAGCTATCCCTATCCTACTAAATGAGGTTAGAGATGGTCTTGCAGTTGACACGATTCATCTATCTACTACAGCTGCAGGATCAGTTATCCTTGAACTGCAAGGGAGGTAGGTCATGACATACTATATCCCTCCTGCAGGTGGTGGTGGTCTAACCATAGGGGACGTGAAAGCAGATCCAGATATTGCTGATTCTTTAGCAACTAAGCATACTCAAAATATGGATACATATCTCAATAACCTCCCCGGAAATACATTTTATATTGATGTAAAGCGAGTTGATGCCTACACGGAAAATGGATCTATAACTAAACCATTCAAAGCTATTCAAACAGCGATAAATAAGGTCATATCAAATGGGGATAACACGCAAACTAATCCGTATGCTCTAAAGATAAACCCCGGAACTTATGTAGAAAATGTTGTCCTAGAAAGTGCTAAGTTAGTAAGTCTAATAATTATTGGTCTAGGGTCAAGATTACAGGTTCAAATAAATCCGGCTAGTGGGTATTCTATACAATCGATGGCGGACAATAGCAATTTAACGGATCTCCATATAGAAAATATCCAATGTATTAAACCAACTATGTTTGTTGGTAGTGCAAATGGAACCTATTTTGGTTTTAATCATTTCTATGTTGATTGTTATTGGCCTGATACAGCCCAGGCAACTTTCAAAAATATGACTTATCCAACATTTATGGGGTTAGTAACAAAGTTCTCAGGGGGTTTACTTCTTAGTAATATTACCCAGGTAAGTATTAATAACATCGGGGGATTTAAAACGGGGGCCTTTACAATTGAAACAAATGAAAGTGCTAATATGCCCTATTTGTTTGGAAATGGTACTGCAGTAATTGTAACTAGTGGAACAATAGCTAATACAACCTGGAGTCTTTTGAATATTGTCACAAAAACCGGAACAGCTTTACAAGTAAGAGGGGCCAGGCATGGGAGTGCAGGGGAAACTATCCCTGTAAATGCCACACTCCTAGCATATAATTCAACCCTTGTAGGTAATTACGTCAATAATGGTTCACTCTCTCTTTATAATTCTTATGTAACAGGGACTGTAACAGGAAATGCTCCTGTACTTTATAACTTTGCTGCGCAAATCAAGAACGTTCCTGCAGGAACAATTGCCTCAACAACTGTTCAAGCTGCTATCAATGAATTGGATTCTGATAATGCGACTAAGGTTACCCTCGGTGGAGCATTTGCCATTAACCAAGCCTTCCAATTAGCAGCTGGTGTTACAATTCCGATTACCTCACTAGATGTTGTCTGTCCTGCAATTGACGGAATTATACTTGAGGCTGGTATACTTAACGCCATTGTTAATGCAGCAATGATACAGGGGAATAGGTACACAACTACAGTCACCCTTCCTACGCAAGAAGAACTTTGGCTTGGTCAAGATGGTAAGATAACTGGTACAGTTCCATCCTTATTGGCTGGCGATGTTTGGCTAGTTTCACTCGGGCATCGAGATGATGCCACTCATTTCACATTGGATCCACAAGATCCGATTAAGTTATAGGTGACGTATGACAGTTAAAAAAGTTCTAGTTAAAAATTTAACAACAGGGGTCACTACCCAAGAAACTGTTAACATCAGTGAACTAGCTGGTGTTACCGTTACTAATCCAGTCACAGACGAGGTTATGAGATTTAATGGCAGTGAGTTTGTAAATGGACCAGGTGTTGCAACCTCTGCTGGTAAAGGTGTTGGATGGTATTATAATGGAACGCTTATTATAGGAACTGGGAATGATAACTCAAATCGTGTTGAGACAATTTCAAGTGTTCCATGGGTTGCAACAGAAAAGGTTGAAGATACAACTGTAACGGATGTTGGTCCAGTACTAGCAGATATCTATTTATATGATGTTGCTGTTGGTAGAGTTACCCTTGAGGCAGGGGCCTGGATTTTTTCTTGCTACGCAGCAGTGGATGCAACAAATGGTACCACTGAGTGCCTTCATAATATCATGCGCGTTCGTCCTGGAACCGGAACTGTAACATTCACTGATGGTGTAGATTCAACGCATAAGATCGTTACCTCGACGGATGCCTCTGCATTCCTTGCAGCAACTATTGATGTGGGTGGTACATTAGATTCCGACTCATTCCTGCGCACCCCAAAAGGAGTATACAGAATCACTGAAAGAACTGATAACAGTCACTTGATTGTGTTAGTCCCTTCAACCTATACTAAAGAGGTTACAGTAGCTTTTAGCGTACACAAGAGATTGTTTCAGGTAACAACTGGTGATCTTAATAATACGGCAACATCACCTCTTTATGCTGGGATTCAACTTATTACTATACACTCAGTTCAACCGGCTTATACTGTGTTGGCAACTGATAAGGTGGCAGTACATAGATTTGCTAAGACGGATAGTGCTGTTTCAAAACATCTTTATTTTGCCTACGGTGGAGTTACTCGTTATTCCCGTATAGATACTCCTTTGGCTACACTTCATGGAGATCTAGCGGGTAAACAAGGCGGGTTGGGTTCTGTTCCCACTGAAGAATATTACCATATGAGCAAAGCTGAATATGACATAATGCATGCGGTAACAACTATTGGTAGTAACCTAATTAGACTTGCTAATCCAGGTGCTATAGCCTTCCCTCGTTTTAATGCAGATAATACACTCAGTTCTTTATCCGCGGTAGACTTTCGCGCGGCGATTGGTGGTACTGGAAACTTATTATCTCCATTAGCTGATGCTGAGATTGCTATTACGACTACAGCCACACTTACACTTGGTCGCATGCATGTATGTAGTGGTACAACTTCAGACTATACAGCCACACTTCCCGCTCTATCTAGTTCTGATCGTGGATTCGTAGGTGTGCGAATGGCTCCAGCTCTAACAAAGATGGTCACAATTCAAGGGGCTAGTGCTACGTTGATTGACGGAGTTAACACTCGCCCTATGCATAATAATGAAACGGCTTTTCTTCATTGGGATGGTGCCGCCTGGACTAAGTTTATGGGTAAAACCATCCCTATGAGAGGGGCTCTTGTTCGTTCAGCAGGAAGTGCAACTTTTGCTGTTAACACATGGACTGCTTTGATTAAGCTAAACACCTCTCTTTATAACCATGCACCTGGTGCTTTCCAAACACCTTCTACATATAGGCATACAATCCTACGTTCTGGGGATTATGACCTACGTTTAGAATTTACAACTTATATAGATAATGCTACTCCTTGTTCAGTATTACCTGGAGTATATAAAAATGGAGTCTTATTGGTTGCAAACTATGACTATGCTTTAGCTTCTTCTTTAACTGGAGGAAGAACGCAACGAGTTGGACCTTTGACTATTGGCGATGTGCTAGAACCTTATGGTATTTATACAGGTGGTCTTTTTGGAAATAATTTTTTATATGATGATAGTGCTTCACCAACATGCAACTGTTTTATGGTTGAGGAGAGATTCACATGGTAGTCGGACTTTGGATTGATCGCATGGATGGAAATGGCCCACAGCGTAATCCAGCATTGACAGATGCAGAATATGAGGCCGGTCTTATTTGTCAGATGAATGATAATGTAAAGGCACTCTGGCAGGCAGCTCATGATTATGAGTATGCCGAGATTAGTGGATCAGCTATCGGGTTAATTGTACTGGGGAATCTGTCTTCTAAACCAAAATGTATTGCTGTTCAAACCTGGATAAGTTCTATTTGGACTTTGTATTATACTAGAAAACCTTTAGTCACTTATACGTGGAATAACACTTTGTATGATTTCTCTTCTTGTGGATCATGTCCGCATACTTGTCCGGAATTAATGGAAGAGTTAGGATTCTAGTATGAAATTTAACCCAATCCAAAAGATATACATCATCGCAACAACAGGGGCGTTAGGTGATACTGTATCCACTTTTCCAACCCTTAAACTTCTAGTTGACCGTGGGCACATAGAAAAAATATTCGTTGATGGACGATTTTATGCCTTGTATCAATTATTCTTTCCACAAGAAGTTCTTGTTCCACTCTCAGAAGCCTCTATATTTATCCCGAAAGAAGAGATCACCTCAGATATTCCTAAAGAAAATATCGATCCTACCACTGGTGGAACTACCATCTTTGACTATCCTGTTAACCCAAACTTACCAATAATTAAAACATTACGTAATTTTCCTACATCAATCCATACCCACTTGGTTGATCACTTCTCAATGTCAATCTGTGACGCTATGTTTAAGGAGCATCAAAAAGATTACCCATTAATTGATCCAGGTAAATTACCTATAAATAAGATGCTTGGTAGAAAATATGTAGTCATTGCTTACGGAGCAACAACAGAACATCGTAGGATGCTGCCGGAAGTTCTTGCTGGTTTGGTTGATTATTTTAGTTCACGAAACATTGAGGTCGTGCTTATAGGTAAGCGAGATCACGCTCTTAGATGCAGTAGCACAATTACTAATCCAACTTTTGATGCTATCCCCGAAGGAGTGATAAACTTTATCGATCAAACCACGATGCCTGAGGCTCTTGCCATCATACGAGAGTCTGAAATGGTGATAGGCTTAGATAACGGATTAATTCATATGGCTGCCTTGACAGATGTTCCTATTGTTGCTGGATATACAACGGTTGATCCTTACTACAGACTACCATATCGGCATGGAGTAAAGGGTTGGAATATATACACAGTTGAACCTGATTCAAATTGTAGGTACTGCCAAACTGAAACGTTCTGTACATATGCTTTAAACTTTTTGAAATGTCAAACAAGAACTAAGGAGTGCATGAACTCCCTTACCTTAAATTCCTGGTTGTGCAAGATTAAACTAGTTGGTTCTCAATCTGAGACCATTTTTAAAAGGAGCCAGACATGGCTATTCAGAAGGTTTTAGTAATCAACTCCACCACGGGTGTACGTGAGCAGTACACCCCCATCGATACCTCTGCTGGTACCGCCTCCGCTGGGGCAATTGCTGCGTTGAGTGCTGATGGCAAGTGGAATGCTAACATGATTCCTGGTACCATCGGCCAGACCTCTATCGAGGCTGTTGTTGTTGGTGGGACCATTGGGGTTGGCAAGTTCGTCAATATCACCAATGATGGTACGGTTGCCCAGGCTCAGTTGGCTGATTGTACTGACGGAACGAAACCTGCGAATGGTTTCTGCCTCGTTGGTGGAACTAACACGGAAACTGTTACCGTGTATCTTGAAGGACGCAATGATGTTATCGCGTCTGCAATCGCTGTGACTGATATTGGTGATCGTATCTTCTTGTCTACTGCTGGTGGAGTTACCCTTACTCCTCCTGCGACTACTGGTAACTACATGCAGGTGCTTGGCCAGTGTCTTGCTGCTGATGGCACTACCACCAGCCTTGAGTTTGAGGCTGCTGAGGGCGTGATCATGTAGTGTACAACTGCGAGGTCTATCTGACGTGTGTTGGATAGACCTTGCAAGTAATCCTAATTCTGTAACAACACCAGGTGTTGGTGCCACGCAAGGTGGATTTTGTTCAATTTTAGGTTGTGGTGGATACCATGCCTTAAATTCATTCTCTTTTGTGCAATCATCTGCCGATTTTATTGGTAGATTATCAATCCAGCATAGTAATTTTTATTGTGGAACATCTAGGAGTCAAAAAACTGTTGAAGCTGGAAGTGTAAATACTATCGTTGATGTTGATAACAAATCCTTCGGCTTAAATTTTCAACCTGTATATTCTTCAGCTGGCGCTTCTGGTGGTAGAAGAATAATAGATAGTGCTGAAGAGATTCCCTGGACTCCTACCTTTGCTAACCTAGCTGTTGTTGTTGGCGATGGAGAGGCTACATACACGGGGACATGTACAAGGATAGGGAGACGCTATGATTGGACTGCTAGGATAACCACAACAGGAACATGCACGACAGCTTCAACAGGTGGAAATACAGCAATAGATAAGGCCCCTTTTCCAATATCTGTTCATTCACCTTTTAACGTCGTTGATAGTACCTTAGCAAATCTAGGTGTTGGTTGTGCATGGGCAGCGTCCAATTATCTAATGACGCCAACTTGGGCTGCAAATAGTAATGACATCTTTATGTCTGAAACGTGCGTTATTTAATCGAGGTTATTATGGCTGCACCTAGCGCTTTGATCTTTTTTGAATCTTTCCGTGAATACTTAGTAGATGGCACATTCGATTTGAATGCTGACACCTTCATGTGTCAACTTCAAACGTCAACCTTCATACCTCTAGTATCTGCCATGACTGTACTTGCAGACCTTACAAATGAGGTTGCAAATGGGAATGGGTATACTACCGGAGGTAATCTCCTAGCTAGCGTCTCTTTATCTAGGGTGGCAGGTGTGGTTACCTGGAATGCGGCTGATACTTCCTGGACTGCTTCTATTGCCCCTTGGACCGCACGTTATGGAGTGATCTATAAATTAGGAACAGCAAATAGTAGGGTAAATCCTCTTATTGGGTATTTTCTACTTGACTCAGCACCTGCAGATATAACCTTTAATATTGCCGTTCTAACAAGTATTGAGTGGAATGCTGTTGGTATCTTTACCCTCACTTAGGATACAGTTATGCTCATCCTACCTTGTCCAACACCTTCTATCTTAGTTTTGACAACACTAATTCCTGTGTTGGAAAATGAGTCGTTCATCCTAGATTACGATGAGAAATTTGATGTAACTGAACCCTCACATCGTTATAACGCTTAGAAAGTAAACGAGGATGTATGATGATCCTATCTTTTAGTCCTAAGTCAACGACTGAAAAAATTACCCTCACTTTTAACTTTTCAACAATAGGAGTTATGGGTGGGGCGGAGTTAATTATCTCACAAACCACAATTGTTGAAGTACAAAAAGGAATAGACCCTACACCTGCTAATATTTTAAATGGTCCTGCTAGTCTCGATCCAACTCATCCGCATAGGATATTGCAAAGAGTTCAAGATGGAATTGAGGATGTGATATATCTTCTTATTATGCGAGTGACCACTAATTTCGGCAATACTTATGAGATGTACCGTTTACTCCGCATTGACAACCCCTAGAGCCATTGTTTCCACCCGTCACCAGTTACAAGATCGGCAATTGTCTTCTTATCTCGTAGAGCTTTGATGATTTTTTCATCAACAGTTCCCCTGGAGATAAGGTCAATATAGGTTACATTATTCTTCTGGCCTATCCTATGTGACCTATCCTCACCTTGAAGCCTGACTTCGAGGTTATAATCATTACTGTAGTAAATAACGGTTGTAGCCGCCGTGAGTGTGAGGCCATAAGCTCCCGTACGATTTGCAACGAAGAACCTACAGTCACCGTCTGTCTGAAACCTCCTAACTGCAAGATCGCGATGTTCCTTAGAAGTTTCCCCGTAATAACTAACCACTGACCGTTCCCCATATTCCTCGCTAATGGCTTTGACAATCGCCTGTATATCTGCAATGTATGTAGCGTAGAGTATGAACTTACCTGAACCTTCATCAATTGTATCAAGTAATACGGAGATTCTGTTATTGGGTAAGGCATGATTTACTCCTTCATCATCTTTAAGATTTCCACAAACTATTTGGTGAAGGCGTAGAATCTTTGTCAAAGCTAATGTTACTGTTGCTAGTTCCCCTTCCAATTCAGCATACGCGGCAGTCTTCATTGTTGCGTAGGCTTTTATCTGTTCAGGGGTAAGTTCTACCTCACGATATTCATAAAGTTTTTCCGGTAGATCAAGGCAGTCTTTCTTCAATACTCGAAATGACCAAGGTTTAATCTTCTCTGTAAGTTCATCTAGGTGACAGAATCCTTTTATCTTCCTAAATGATCTCGAACCTAATATGACCTGTATCATCTCTGCATACCTTGCTCTAAAGGCAAAATAAGATGTAAATCCAAGTAGATGGTTTCCTAAGAAAGAGGCTTGAGAATATACATCGAGAGGATTATTCGTAACTGGAGAACCTGTCGCAATGCGACGATATCTACATAACCGCCCAATTTCAATCGCCGATTTGGTCCTATGCGCCTTAGGACTTTTGATAGAAGTCGACTCATCAATCACCCCATATGTAAGATGCGTCTTACAAAATAACTTGGCAAACTTAGTCGCCTTGTCGTAGGCTAATGCTTCGATATTCATAACAAAAATCTTTAACCCGTTAAAAGGTTGCATTAACTTAACATAGCTATGCTGTAATGAAGTTGAGGCGGCAGAATCCCAATACGTCATCTGATAGTTGATATGTTCTGGAAGATGAACGGGAAATTCCTGATTAATCCAGTTTTTATAACAACCTTTATTTGCCCAAATAATTACAGCGTTAATCTTTCCTTTACTATATAATCGAGTAAGTTCATCGATGAAAACCTTTGATTTTCCTGTCCCCATCTCCATGAACAAGGCAAACTCAGCTTGATCTTCACTTTTCTCAAGAGCTGTTAGTTGGTGTTCAAATGGAGGAAGGTTAAATGAGTACTCACTTAGATTCAGTTTCTTTTTTGGAACTGAGACAGTGAGTGGAACCTCAGTCATATTTTTGTGCGGGACTAAATCAAAGATACCCATATTCTTCTTTCTCCTACAGCTCGTAAAATCTAGGTGTTCTTGGTGTTACAATGTGGAGAGATTCTTTAGCCCGGGTGACTCCCACATAAAATACTCTGTGCTCATCATCGGGGTTTGATTGCATGCCATCATAGACCCGGGAGTAAACGTCAGATATGATTGCAACATTATCCGCTTCCCCACCTTTAACTCCATGGATTGTAGATAGGCGAACCCTGGGTTTATTATCTAGATTCTCCCCATTAGTAAAAGCTGTGTTGAAATAATCAATGTCATCAATGAACATCTTATCAAGTGTTACAGACCAATCTAAGTTATCTTTTGGTAAGTTACAGTTTATACAAAGCCACGAATAACTGACAAGTGACTCATCATCGATATTCTTTAGACTTTTGACTTCCGTTTTTGAGCATAAGGATAGCATATTCTTTGCACTATCCACCCGGATGTCAATTCCTTTTTGAAGAAACCTGTAAGATTGAATGGCTTTATATTCATCCGACATAACAGGAGATTTATCAAATAATGCATAGTGGTATCCCTCCTGTTTACAAATTAATTCATACTGATACAACTGACGTCTGGAACGTGCAAGGCATAACCATTCTCCTGAGGATAGATCAATGTCTTCTACGTCAGGGTGATAGGTGAGAGTACCGATCGAGTCTCTTGGTTTAAATATCTTCTCTGATCTTTTTATAATATTATAGGAGATACTTGTAGCTTGAATATGTACGACTTGTGGTATTCTATATGATTGTGCAAGGACCAGGCGATCCCCAGGCATGTTGATGAAGTGGGCCACATCTGCTCCTGCCCATGCAAAAATTGCTTGATCGTCATCCCCGGCGAGGTAAGTAATGCCACTGTTCGAGGCCAGTCTTTCAATGAGGAGCCACTGTAGTGGTGATAGATCCTGAGCCTCATCAACAAACAAAACGTCAAGATTAGGAAGAGAGCCTTCCTCATAGCATTGACTAAGAATGTCTGTGAAGTCATAGAGAGAGTTTCCCTTCTTGTAGTTATTTATTGATTCAGCAACTTGTTGTAGTTCAAACCAATCCACCCTGTCATCATTCATCTCTTCCCATTGTTGCCGAAGAGAGACTCTCCGAAGGCGCGATAGTCCCTCGATGAAGATAAGGTTATCCCCGGGAAGCGCCCCTGAGGAAGATCCTTCGTTGAAGTCGACTGAGGTCGTAAACTCAATTCCCAACTGATTAGCAATCTCACTATAGTTCTCTTTTTGCATGAGCCTGTTATGCGACCATCCCAATTGACGAAAGGCGAGAGAATGAAGTGTACGGAAATACGGCGTCTCTTCCTCGAGAAGATTAAAACGCGATATGGCACGATCTCTACCCTCATAAGCTGCCTTCCTTGTAAAACTGATAAAACCTATCTTACTAGGATGTATTCCCTTCTCCAGGTAACTCTCCATTTGATTCAGAAGATAGGTTGTCTTCCCCGTCCCAGGGGGGCCCAAAACAATATGTATCGGCACGTTCTCTCCAACGAGGAGGGTTGTATTCACAAATTGTTTCCCATGTTTCACAATTAAGTTGAAGCATACAAAATGCAGTAAAATAGTGACATGTCCCACATGTCCTTCCTCGCGGAAGAGAATATAGGTTAGAAGTCACCGTTAACCTCTACCTTTAAGGGTTCTTGTGAACCTGACTGATCTGTATATTCTGGCACAGACCAGGTATTTACACCTTTTCCTTTAAGGATAAAAAATTGATGTTCTGCCCCATTATCCTTCAAGATAGAGGTTACACGATTTAATCCGGGGTGTTGGATTCTTTTCCTCTCTAGAAATCCAACGAAGTCTACAAGTCTAAAATAGTGACGACCCTTATCTCTCCATGGTTTTCCTAGGAGTATTTCATCTCTATTTCTAGCTTGAACACGAGAAGTACAAAACAGTTCAATCTGTTCTAGTAACTGTCCTGTTGGAGTAGCATCGATTGGAACCTCAATGATGACAAGACCTTCAAGTAGATTTTGAACTATTGCTTGCCAAACCTGTTTCTGTTGTAAAGGGGTCATTAGATTAAGCGTATCCATACATCGACGTTGAAACCTAATCTGATTTTGAAGGTCCTCAGTCGACAATTCAATGCGTCCTCCACCATCAACATCAAGAAACCAAATCGGTGGCTGGGAATCATACTTGGTAAGTCCCGTAAGGACTGGCATCCCTTGACTCGGACCCACCCCAAACTTCCGTAGACGGCATTTAGAGGCTTGACAATGAGACTTAATTGGCGACTTGTGACACGTGTAGCCATAATCTTTTTTCTCCACAGATCTTTGAATTGAAATAACTTCTGAAGCAGATAGTGGAGGTGAAAGATATTTTAGGTTGTAATTTTCGAGTTCTACTTCCCACTTATCTGGGAATGCTTTACGAAGGAATACTCCAATATTAAACAAGCCATCGTTTCTCGTTCCGGCTGGAAGTCCATGTGAAAGCAGATGTTCAAGGCAAGGAGGACCATCTTTTAATTCTTCAACTGAATTAAGTCCTATTGTTTCTAATTCCTTTTCCGTTACTTGTAATGAGGTAGCGTACTCTAGGAATTCATCAACCAGCATCCTTTCACCGGTTCTTTTTACTGCCCATCTATCTGTTGTATTCATGCCAAAATATGGCATGTTAATCCAGTTTCCTGCATCTCCACGTTCAGTTAGTATCCGGGTTTGTTTTGGAAAAACCTCAACAGACCCATGTCCTAATGCGGCAGCAAACTCTCTCAATTTTCTTTGGACTATTGCTGATGATACTGCTTCTTTCAAAAACATATAAAGATGACAACCCCCCGACTTTGATCTAATTGGAACTAGGGGGAGCTGTAGATCATAGACCTTAAGAGCAAGTTCCTTAAGATCTAGGTCGTAGATGTCTACATCAATTGCTCCAAAATATGAAACCCCTTCATCATTGATGGGTATGATTCCAACACCTTGATCTCCATTCAGGTGTCTTTCCCAAACCTTCTCTGTCACCGGTTTACTCATCGTGACGGCTTTACCAACTTGTTTTAATGAACCATCTTTTGATCCAGTAACATCATATGTTCCATAGGCTCTATCAAGACCCTGGAATAGCCGCATGAACTGGATAACGTAAGACTCCACGAAAACCTCTTAAGATAAAAATGCGAGGGATTCTTTCCCCTCTGTCAACTCGACTGAAACTTTAGTGGGCTATCGAGTGTGCAGGTATTACCTGGTGCATATGATCCCCTCAGTCATAGGATCTCCCCAGACGAACTGGGGCCCTACATAATGAGGCGATATCTTAGTAGTCAGTCACCCCGGAGGTATCTGCAACTTCAATATCGTCAGACACTGAAGGAGCGAGATCCAAACCGTCCTTGACTACCTCATGGAACTTCTTAGCCGCCTTGTAAAGATCTGGGGATGTAATGATAGTAGGTCGAGTGAAATCCCAACCAAACCAAGAATTAGCATCCTTAGTCTCCATCACAGTTTTCATATCAAAAGTATGAGAGAACATGGGAGCATCTAGAGTCTGTTCCCCACGCTTCAACTTTAGAGACATCAATTGAGACATGAGACGACGACTCTTTTTCAACTGAGTACTTGACATAGAGATAACAGCTTGTTCATAAGATCCATCATCCGCAACAAGAAGTACAAAATGGTAAGCTGTCTCAATAACTAGATTTCCATTGGAAAGTAGGAACTTACCTTTTTCATTCTTCGAACACTTACGCAAGATCTCATCTGTTTTATATACATTGACAAAACCTCCACCAAGATCACGATCTTTCCATTCAACCCAACGTTTCTGGAACCCACAATTGACCACGCGTACATGGATTTTTTCAGGGTTAATGGTCATCTGCTTTACAGTGTGCAGGATGTTACCTTCTTCAGCCCCATCAATATGGGCAGCACCCTTCTTAACCTGTGGACTATTAGATTGAAGGATTGCAAGATAAGGAATGGCAACGTCCTTGATTGAGACGTTCTCGAATCCCTGACCTGAATCGGCACCCATCATATCAATGAGTTCTGCTTGCTCAGTGGTCATTAGACCACTGACTTCTTCCTGACTAACCTTGATTACTGCTTCTTTTGCCATCACTTGCTCCTTGTAATTTTTGCCTTTTGGCCTATGAAGACCTTAAAGGTATCGAGCGGGAAGTTAGGGTTACCGGACTCAACCTGTTCCCGCACGAAGGCAGAGAGAGTCTGGGGATGAACGGATTTTTTATTAGTACAGGGTATATGCATAGTTGCAAGGACCTCAAGAACCTTATTAGCAAGGGTATCTTCACCCCTACCGAATGATGTTTTTATCTCGTTCTTGATGATGTCGTCATGCTTATTGTTTATGAGCCAGTTGAAGCAGTCAACCTGGTTATCTTCCTTGATTGAGGCTGAGTAGTAGGGTTTAACTTGGATAGAAAAACCGTCCTTTGTAGTGAACTTATTAATCCCTACCCCCTGCATTGCCGTTGGTAGCTTCATCTCCTGAACTGACTTTAACTGTTCTTTCTTTTCTGCTAGGGTTAACTCAAGAGCCTCAACCTCATTTTCAAGTTGAATCTGCTCAAAAGCAAGTTGTGAGACAATATCCAAACCAGACATGGCTGTTGTTGCCGCGACTGTATCCATAATCTCTATGGAATCAGACATCATCTCATTAAGTAGATCTGACATTAATGGGTCTCCTTATAGTATTCTACACAATCATCGATGGATGCTCCATCATTATATAGGTCAAAAGCTTCTTCAAGGTCCTCTATTTCTGCCCCAAGTTCTACTTGGACGTCATGAATCCATTTCATAAAAAATGGAGTATACTGCGATTTACACGCTTTTTCCGACATTATATCTCCTTTCTATATTGCCGATTGAACTACGTAGTAACGCTTTTCCTCTCTGTCCCATTTAAGAAACTTTACCTTCCCATGATTATTACGCGCGGCGACGGCTGAAGCAAGACCAATTGCCACAGGATCACCGATAGTTAGCAGATAATCTTTATCTGAGAAAGTCTTAAGTTTCTCATTCAATATCTCTATCGCTGCAACGGATGAAATTACAATCTGCATACCTAGGGGGAGAAGAGAGATCAAAGGGCCGTAGGCCTCAGCAGAGAGAATATTCCTCCCCTGGACCTCTTGTATTACATAGACAGCCACTTTGATCTCCTTTCTCTACTATAATTATAGTCCAGGTTTGACATTTGTAAATACAGTTTTTAAAAATAATTTTTCAAGTAATCCCTCCCAATTAAATGGTTTTGATGTCTCAAATACTCTAAAGAAACCACTTACATCAAACCAGTGCACGTAGATTGTATCATTAACCCGGGTTAAAACTAATGACCATCCACCATTTTTATGATGCTTTATGTGCCAATTTCTTTGACTAGGATGTAAACCCAAATGGAGGATCTCTAGATTTTCTAGTCTAGTTAGAGATTTCAATTCAATCCAAGTTGAAACCCCATTTGTACAGTTGTATACATCTGGGGTTCCGTTCGCAACACCGTTCTCTATTCGTTCAGACATCCCAGGTAGGTGTCCTTTTAATAGATTCCATAGATCAACTTCGGACATCCTCCTCATCCTCCTTCAAGATATAGCGCGTTCCTCGTTTCTCTCCGGTTTTTATCAAGATACTGCCTTCCTCTAGATCCGTAAAGATAGCACGAAGAGCTGCTCCACCCCAAACCTCGTTACTAATCTTAAGAGCGTAGGCCGTTTCTGTCATAGAGATATCTTTACGCTCATTAAGAAGAGCAATTACTTTACTCTTCAGTTCCTCTTTATCATAAACATCTTTACGTGGACTACCCAATCTTTTACCAGCAAAATGAACGGGTTTCATATTTTCCGGGGCAACGTAACCCGTATTTACCGTGAAGAGTTCGGACTTCTCTTCCTGAAAAATGATTGCTATAGTCCTAGGATCCCACCCTTGACCAACAAGAGCATCAACTAGTACTCCTCCTAGAATCTCACGGTCCAGGATATTATTCGCTTGCACAATTACAATTGGCATGTTTTCTCCTTAAAAAGGCCACTCTAGTGACCAAAAGTTTACGGTCTGCTTGATATATCGTGGAAGGTGAGTCCTTACCCGGCGTATCTTGTCTATCACCCTGCCATGTTTTACTTTCATGGATTCATACTTTCTAAATTCACAGAATCCATCCTCCATCGCTTTTATATCAAAAGGGTTTCCATTGAAGTCAAACAAATCTAATTGTTCGAGGTCCATTAACCTACAAAGGATGTGGTCCTTTAAATCGCACATCTCTTGAAGTGTTGGGGAGTGACCAAAGATTCCTTCTGCTATGCTCTTTGACCCCGGACCTATGAATAGGTAGTCGTTACTAGTGAATGGGAACTGAGGGTATAGGTAACAAAGAGAGGTGAACACCTCATATACCCTGAATGGTCCTAGGAGAGGGTATGAATCCAACAGATGATGTATGACTCCTTTTGGTTTCTTCATCAACTGAATTAGTTGCACTGTTTGTTCGTAATTTTCCTCTACCATTTTGTAATGATCGAGGAGGTTATCTTCCCGTGTTTTACCCTCCCTAGTATGTATGAATGGCCACATGATCCCTGTATAGATATAAGTACTTGGATGTTTTTTCTGTACCTGTAGTAATCCTTCTTTATCGAAGGGAATACCTACGGTATCAAAGTAGTTCATTATTGACGGGGACCAATGCTGTCGATAAAATAAGATAAATTTAACTTGTTCTGGAAAAGGGAGCCCTCTTATACCTCCTAACTCATACTTAGTTAGATGATTCTGTCTCCTAAATATATCTTCAAGTCGTCCAGGTCCATTTCTACGGTCCTCAAGTATAATCGGATCTGTTATCTTGTCTGATTGACCTGTTAATTCCAACATCCGGATCCCCTGGTAATATACCAGGAATTCGATATATCTCTCAAGGAGATCCGGATCCTTAATGTCGGAGGGGTTCACTTCTTTCCTTTCTTCACCTTCTTAGTTGGAACCTTCTTTGCTGGGGGAACTACCAACTTCTTTGAAGTTTTCTTGCTTTTTGCACAAACCTTGGGCGTGATGTAGGTAGCAAATTTGATACTTTCACCACTCAAGATCGTACAGGTGTCTTCTCCTCCTACTGATCGTTTGCCATATACAAGGCGATCGAGAACTACAGCTTGTTTTTTCAATAGCTTAGATGCAGCATTAAAGAAAAAATTCTCGGCCGTTTGCTTATTAGACAGGCTTACACTATTAACCTGACCATACTCAAAAAATCTAACGCGATACCTCACACCGGCTTCAATCGGCTCGTTCATAACTCTACCTCCTTAGCTTCGCCCCAACTTGGTCCGAGTTCTACGTCGAGTTTAAGTGGGACTTCGAGTTGTACTGCATTAAGCAAGATATCCCGGACGATCCGAGCATCCTGCAGAGTTTCAATTGGTGTGTCAACCTCATCATGTAGCGTGATGTAGGGAATATAGTCAGCATCATACATGTCTAGCATAGCTAACTTGATCATGTCAGCAGATGTTCCCTGAATAACAGAGTTCATTGCTTTATGGATGAAATACCTTGTTACAGGTGGTCCATACTCCTTGAGCGCTTCTACTTTAGGTAATGGGATGCATCCATCCGTCCATTTCCTTGGACCGAATAGTATAAAACGTCTTTTTCTTCCAAGTACTGTTTTGACGTATCCTCTGTCATTAGCAACGTGCATACATTCATCCCCGAGTAATTTGATAAAGGGGACCGCGGCATGGTATTTGTCATAGAGTATAGTCGTTTCACCCGCCGTCTTTCCAAGTTGTTCAGCCATCTTTTTCTTTCCCATTCCATAAGCCAATCCCAGGTTGAGACCCTTGGCCTCCTTTCTTGTAATGTCTGCCATGTCGGCGATAAGTTGGTGATAGTCTGTTGATGGATCTTTGATATACCTATCCCGAGCTTCTTCTGCTCCCTTAAATCCTCGTTTATACGCGTAATGCACAGTGACTCTGGGTTCTTGCTGTGAGTAATCGAACACTCCCCATTGTGTCCCAGATTCAGGAACGAATATGGATCGTATAAGTGGGGCCAGATACTCATTTTTTGCTGGTACCTGCTGCATATTAGGGTTCGCGGAGGCAAAACGCCCTGATTTGGTGCCCCCATCATCTGATCTAACCTGTCGATACGTTGGGTATATCCTCCCATTTGTAGCCATCTCCAGGATTTTCTTTTGTATGAAGACTGATCCACCACGATCAAGTTGCCTGGTGAATAGTAACTTCTTAAAGAAGGGATCTTCACATGAGTGAAGCCATTCTGCCTCAAAACTTGGGTTTCCTTTTCCTGTTCGTGGGTAGATAAGTCCCAACCTGTCACAAGCCTTGGCAATATCCGTCCCAGACCAGATGTCAATATCTCTTCCTGCGAGTTTACCCAATTCTGAAAGTGATTGTTTATGCTCCTTTGATAGGCGTTCATGAATCTGTTCTCCTTTAGCATAGTCTACGGGTATCCCTAATAGTCTCATTGCTAATAGGAGTCTAGTCATGCGTGATTCTATTTCAAATACATTCCACAGACCTTCCTCCTTCAACCGTGGAATTTGTAAGTTGAATATTTGCAATGTTAAGGCAGCATCATCTTCGCCATAAGGTCCTACAAATTTAGCTGGAAATTTCCACATGTTCTCTTTGATTTTACTCTCAGGAATTCCCATGCACTTTCCCGCTTCTTTTAATAGGCCCTCATTTTTATGAACGCCACAGTATTCAAGTGCAAGAACGTCCAACTTATAACTTCGTTTGTTCTCATCTAGTAGAGGTTCAGCAATTTGAACGTCGTAGACGGGGCCATTGACCTTAACATCTTCAGTTAAAAGCCACTCTAGATCATATATAGTGTTGGCCCCAACCTTCGCCCCCGGTCCACTAAGTTGATCCCGCAACCAGGCGAAGACATTAGGTGCGTCCAGATTTCCTCCACCTTCATGTCGAACAGGATAGTAGCCCTTGAAACCGTCATCTGTAGCGACGGAGATTCCAATAATATAGCCACCTCCTCGCTTACAAGAAGGTCCCTTCGTGAGTAGGTCTGGGTCTTTAGTCTCTGTGTCGAGTCCGATGAGTTTTGCATCTCGTATATCCGGAAATGTTGTTGGCGCAATCCATGTCGATTCTGGAAGTATCACCTCAACTCCTATGAATCCATGAACGTCCAGCAGCTAACCAAAGTAATTTTGATTGGGGATGGGGATACTCAGATGTAAATACTATTCGCTGACAGCTCGTATTTAACAGAAGTTTAATACAGGTGATGCATGGAGAGGCTGTGCAGTAACAGGTATCTATTGAATAAACGTCATGACATTGGAGCAAGGCATTCTGCTCCGCATGGATTGCCTCACAAAGATCTAACCCCTGACCTGATGGAGCAAATGCTCCGGCACAAGGATTATCTATGCAATGAGGTAAACCAGCCGCCACGCCATTATAACCCGTTGCAATAACATGATGTCGACTATTTACTAGGACGCATCCTACCTTTCTACGAGTGCAGGTTCCCCTAGTAGAAACTAACTTTGCCATCTCAAGAAAATACTCATCATGTGAAGGTCTCATGTGAAAAGGTCTCCTAGCCAGAGTGGGTTTGGGTTGCAATTCTTGTTTTTCGCTACATTCCATAGGTGCTCTACAACCTCGTCATAAGAATCAAAGATATCTGTGTCTACGGATCGTATTGTAAAAATCTCACGTTTACTTAGGATTGAGCTAACAATTTCAAATTGTTCTTTATAAAGATGCTGTGAGGCAGCATTGAAATAAAGTTCACCCAATGTTATTATACATTCTTTTTTCATAAATGTATTAATTTGTTTCATTATTCCTAATGATAAACAACTAAAATTAAATATATCATAAGGAACACCCATCCAAGCGTCAGATGAACGCATATTCAGGAAACAATGGAGTTTATCTTCTCTTATCATCCACTGAGCGGATATTGTGCATGGAACATCTTTTGTTATCGGAGGATTCTGTCGCCATATTGTTAGAACTGCTTGACGTGATTCTCTATCATTCACTAGCGATTTAACAATATGCCCGACCTGATCTATGATCCTCGGACCATAGGCCCCAAAGAACCGTTCCCCGTCATCGCTAAAATTTGAGATCATCTTTGAGAAGGGGGCAATCGTCTTTACTCGGTTATCACCACTCATTATCCAAGCGGCTTCTGCGGCCATGAAATGGTATCCTAATTTGCGTTCCCTTACACAAACTACCGGGTTATTCATATTGATTGTCATACTTCGCCCTAATATCTCCCTAGTTTCCTTTCCTCTAGGATTAACGGGTCTTCCATTAAAATAGACATCACTTAGTAGATAAAACCAAGATAAAGACGTTGAATTATCGAGTCTCATTTAACGCCTCTTACAGTACTGGTTCTGAAATTATTGCTAGTAATATCCTGCAAGCTATTCCCGGAGCCTTCTTTATTCTGGTTTCAAGTTCATAACAACGGTCACAGCGCTTTGTACCTGTATAGATAGTGCTATCACCGCATAGTTCACAAGGAACACTTTTTCTAATGTCTGGCATCTCTTACCTCTGCTCTAATGCGGAACG